CCATAGAGAGCATCAGCAGCATCAGCAGCTCGTGCAGCAGCAGCATCAGCAGCAGCAGCATCAGCAGCTCGTGCAGCAGCAGCATCAGCATCAGCAGCAGCTCGTGCAGCAGCAGCATCAGCAGCAGCAGCATCAGCAGCTCGTGCAGCAGCAGCATCAGCATCAGCAGCAGCTCGTGCTTCCGAGCGCGGCCGCACAATGCGGACCGCGCTCGGAAGCACTCGCCTGGATCGCATGTATGGGGCAATCCTGCGTGACCATTCCTCGACGTGCAGCGTGATCTCCTCGTCGGTAACGCGCCGCGATGGCTTGAGCCACGCGATCTGTTTCCACGTCGCCATCTCGTCGCGCACTTGCTTTGTGCGCTCGCCAATTACCGTCACGAGGTCGGCGCCGAAAACCTGCGCATGGGTGAGTTCCTCGGCGACGAATACGCGGCGGCACCGCACCTTAGACATTGGCTCGGGCAAAAGCGCCTCGAGCGATTCCGGTGCGGGCCAGCACACGTCTCGACCCTCGACGACGAGATGGAAAAACGACCACGGGCGCATGTTTGTTCCGTCGAGCCCGCGTGAGGAGACACAGGCTAGGTGCCCCGTTGGCCCGGCGTGAATGCCTCGCGCGCACTGACCGCCAGCAATGGCGTTGGGCGCGTCGGGTACCTCGATCCACTTACCGACGTTGGCGCGGTAGTCTATTTCGCCGTTATTGTAGAAGCTCTTACCGTCGCTGCGTGCTGCTTTGATCAGTGAATAGGTCGTGTCCATTATCTTTCTCTCCTCATAGCCGGCTACCACCGCTCTGCGAGCGCATGGTGCCGGGTCGTTCAGTGCCCCGACTCGCGGCGTGCGGAGCCGCTGCAACGCCCGTGAGCGTCGGGAGGGTGCCGGGGCGGGCCATGGTTAAAACTGGTTATCCCAGGGCATCTTCTCGTCACTGTTACCCGGTGCGTTCGGGTGTGTGTCTCGAGCTGGCGCAACCTTCGGCGCTGGTTTCGCCGCTGGCTTGGGCGCTCCCTGGCGACTCGCAACGGCAGCGCCGCGCATCTTGGCAGCGAATGCTTTGCGCTGCGCATCGTCCATCGGAGCGTTCAGCATCGCCCCGCCGCCGGGCGCGTTGATGTACTTCACCTTAAGCGTAACCTTGCCGTTGAAATCATCGTCGACGAGAACGATTGAGACATCGCCGGTGCCGTCGATGCTCGACAGATCGTACAAATCGTCTCCGGTCCAGCCGCAGGTGCGAAGGTTGGCCATGGTGTACTGTTGTGCAGCGTCAGTGAAATACCCGTACCAGGTAATTTGCTCCCCGGTAAGCTCGCCCTCGGTGACCTCAAAGCGAACAGCAACGCACTCTTTCGGCGGTGACTGGTCACCGCCCTTGGTGAACCCGAGGCCAGCGCTGATGGGCTTTGCGCGATACTTCCCAGCGATGAGTGAGTTAGACATTGGTCGACTCCTTTTCTTTTGCCGACGCGAGGGCGGCTAATTTGTTGTGAATGCGGGCGAGCTGCGCAGCGTCGCCAGCGGCTTTTTCGATTGAGGCGCGAACCTTCGGCGCAAGTACATCATCAGCCAGGATGGTAAGGTTAGACTCGATGGCCTCGACGAGTTTTTCTGGCGAGGATGGTTGACCGGCCTTGACCGCTTCCACGAAAGAATCCCAATCGAGCGGAAGCCGGTCGGGGAGATTGTAACGGTTGCCAGCGTCGAAAGCCGCTGATCGCGTCGTGAACAGCACCCGCTCTCCCGAGGAAATACCGCGAACCCGTTTCGTCCTTGCGTCCTTGTTGGCGAACTCCTCGAACTTGGCGAACAGAATTGCGTCGCACCATTCTTTGACTACGCCAGCCGCCTTGTTGTTGATCTTCAATTCGTAACGATCCCACCCTTCCGATTCGGGATCTTTGAATGCCTTGATCCAGGAATGGGCTAGCAAAATGACGTGCATTCCGCGTGCGTGCCGCAGTCGCTCTAGGTCGGCCAGGAAGATGCGCCACCCGTCAACGGCGGCGGCGAACCCGCGACCGTAACCGCCCCCTACTTCCTCCAGCGATTCGACTTTGTTCTTTTGGCAAATGTCACGCCAAAGCAGCGGCTCTAGCCAATCGAGGGTGTCAACGATCAGCGTTTTATAGTCGTGCTCGCCGACGGCGAGAGCACGAATGGCATCGAGCACGTCTTGCCATAGCCATCCATCGGGCGGTGCCGGAAAATGCGGAACGGCGCCGAGAGACTGCGGTATGCCGTCCTCGGGGCAAATAAAGATCGGCGACGGTGCCGACGCTGCAAATGTTGTCTTACCAATTTTTTCGACGCCGTGAACCAGGCAGCGCATTGGATCGCTGCGTGGGGTTCGAACGATACTTCCGATGGTCATGCGGGGCTGGTGAATTGGGGTAGGAGATTTTGCACCTGACCCATTGCCTTTTGTTGCCATTGTCATTGTCATGCTGCTACCTCCTCCTTCTTGAGCTGTAATAATTCGCCGTGAACCTGTCCCACTCGGCAAAACTTCTCTTCGTCGTCGAGCGATGCTTCGCCCGAGCACACCGGCCAGAACGCGCACACCTGGCCGTAGGCAATGCAGCTATCAACATTTCTCGGCCAGACATCACCGAGCTGCGACGCGCGGATCGAGTGCGCTACTTGCCAGGCGTCGGCCATAGCTTCGTGCATCTCGGCTTCGAGGCGCACAACTTCGCAGCGCGAGAAGTATTGCTCGGGTGCAGCGCCGATAGCTTCGCGCACTCGCGCGCCGTGCTCCTCGGGTGTTTCGTCGGCCTCGCGCTGGTTGGCGTATGGCGTGCCGTCTTTTTTGTACTTGCGCGCTTCGAGGGCGGTAGCTTTGAGCGGTCGTTGACCCGGTTTGCTCAACACGTCGTACAAGCACCCGGCCACGTCGTAGCCGAGCGCGCGAGCGCCTGCGTAATAAGTGCTTATCTGTGAATCGAGACGGAGACGCTTGAGGTAATCACTACCAGCACCCACCTCGCCGCTTGCTGTCTTGTGCTCCAGTATGAGCACTCGACCATCACGAGTGCGAACAACACCGTCGAGCTTGCCGGCTAGTAGCCACGTTTTCGACGGGTATCCCGTCGTCGGGTTGACCAATGGCGCGCGGAACTCCTTTTCAACTGCCAGCACCTCGAGCTGCTCTTCCTGCCAGCGATAATGGTATCCTTCGACCATCGCTTCGGCGCGCACCCGGTCGAATGGATCGGCTTCGCCGGCGAGTGCCGCCATGGCATTGGCGAGCCGGTCGTCTCCGGTCGCCAGGTGCCACGCTTCGAGTCCGTTGTGGATCAGCGATCCAAAGCGTAGTGGTTGCGCCTCTACTGCCGAGCGATACCCTTGCTCGTAGCGCAAGCGGTACAATCGCGCGCACCGTCGGTAGCACTTGGTGCTGCTGTTTGTGAGCAGCATCATCGCAGCACCCAAGCCAAACCCACCTGCATGCCAAGCACCGCCCCTGCGAGCGCAACGCCAATACCGATGGCCCAGGTTGTCCAGCGGCGAACCTGACGCACCTGGGGCGCGACTGGCGCGACCTGGCGCGGGATCGCTAGGTGCTCGGTCTGCGGGCAACGATCCAGCATTCGACCTGCGAGAGCTCGGCACTGGTGTAGCTGGCGGCGCTCCGCGTGAACTAGCAAATGGTCATACATTGGTCACCCCGAGGTACGTCAAACACGACAAGCACACGTTGCCGCTGGTCTTGAGCGCTCCGCAGCGAGGGCAGCGAGCCAGCGCATCAACTGCCCGTTGCTCCTCTAACTCCTCCGCGTACTCGGTGCGCTGCTCAATATCGGTGATGGCGTCGAGGGTGTTCAGGGTGCGCGCGCTGGTCATAGCGCACCTTCAGCGACGAGCGCCGTCAGCTCCGAATCGTAGCGCTCACCCTCGGCGAAGCAGGCGCGACACCACAGATAGCCATCCGCTTCCTGGCCGTCGGTAGCGTCGGCATTGCAGCCGGGGCAGCGAGGCGTCTCGTCCTCCTCGATAGCGGGCAGCTCGCCGCGCTGCGGTGAGTAGCGATAGAGCCACGTCTCGGGCTCGGCGTTGTCGTATGCGAGTTGGGCGCTGCGCATGCTGATCCCGTGGCCGCGCATTAGTTCACCCACCGCGCTTGCGCCGGTGAGTCAGCGACGGGGGCGACGATCCTCTTGAGCGCCCTATTCGCGATCATCGCAGCCTCGTACCTGTCGCGCCACTCGTCGCGCTCGCGACTCACATCGGCCAGCTGCTGCGCTAATAAATAGCGGGTATTACCGTCGCTGAATATCCTGCGTAACCAATTCATGGCTCCCCTCCTCGTTTGTTCCGCACTGCCGCACTGCCGCACTGGAACCACCCCTCGACGCCCTGCACCCTCGGATACCCCTGGCCGACTCACCTGAAAGCCTCGCCCACGTCGCCGTGGGGTGAGAAGTCGGCTCTGGCCTGGTCTGCTCTATGCGTCTAGCGCGGCGAGCAGGGGCGTTGGTCGGGGTAGCGGTTGGTTCGTAGGTAGACTTTGCGTCAACGCAACAAAGAAGTCAATATATTTTTGCGTGCACGCAACAAAAGGGACCAACGCAAGCAGAGTCAGCCGATCCGTCGCCCCCCATCTCCCCCGTGATACTCCGTGCCAGAAATGCACGGAGGCTACGGAAATGCCCGCCTTGGTAATTGATGACGAAACGCTTTGCAGGCGCACCCTGCGCCACATCCTCGACGGCGAGACTCGCACCGAGGCAACTATTCTCGACGGCCTTGCAGAGGCGCTGGTGTGCCAGCCCAGCTTGATTATCCTCGACGTGGCCTTCCCTGGCGATCGCTACGCCGGGCTACGCGCTCTGCCGAAGTTTCGAACTGCTGCGCCGCTGGCTAAGATTGTGGTGCTCACGGGGAATTACAGCGAAAAAGTTGTGGAGTGGGCGCTGCGGGACGGCGCTTCTATTTGTGCGTCGAAGGATGCTCCGGCGGATGAACTGGCAGATCTGTTTCTTGAGATACGCTCGCGCGCTCCCGTGCGGTCTTACGTTTGCGAGACCCTGCAATAAGCTTCTCGCCGTCTGGAGTGCCAATCATTAGCGGAAGGGGAGCGGCCTGCCTGCCCTTGAGGAAGCCGCACAGGAGGCCTACGGCCTCGGACTGCGTATCGGGTGGAAGATCAGCCATGGCGGCTACGGCCTTGGAAACGCGAGGGCCGAACGCTTCTTGTATTTCTATTTGGACAAGCTCCTTGAAGCTTTCTGCTTCGTCGAGATCGAGCAAGTGAGCCCACGACACGCCCAATACACGGCAAACCTTGATGAGATTCTCTCCGTCTGGAACCACCCCGTGGAGCCAGCGAGTGACCTGCGCTCCGTTTGCTCCGACCGCCTTAGCAAGACGGTCCTGTCTTCCCCGCGGCTCTCCGAAGCGCTTCTTGATCGCCCTGTCTAGTCTTTCGCCGTTCATTCGCAGTTCCGATCCGCGAGCCATACCAATATCTTCGCACGCAAAGGGTGCGAATTTATCTTGCGTGTATGCAAAAAAGAGTTGACGCCGAACTTGCGTTGACGCAATATCACGGCATGAAGATATGTTTTGTGTTTGAACGCGGGGCGACGCCCAAAGAAGTAGCCGACGCCGCTGGCGTAGACTTGAGCACGGCCTATCGATGGAAGCAGGGGAAAGACCCCGAATCCACGCACGTGGCTCGGCTGTTCAGCGCTGGGCTTCTGACGGTTCAGGATCTTCGCGCTGCCGGTGAGATGGACTCCCCCGTCACCGTCACCGAAACCACGGCCCCTGACGCCCCAGTCATCACCCCGACCCCGAGCACCCCGAGCGACAGCGATACAGGTAAGGCGGCGTGAGCTTAGCCCAACACATAGGAGAACGTCATGAGCGACGAGGTGAACGTGCAAGTCTCTCCCGAGCAGGTGGCAACCGTGATCAACCAGGCCGTGCAGGAAGCGCTTGCGAACAGGACTCGCGAAGAGCGGGCCGTTCGCTTCTATACCTCCCCCCAGCCATCCGTCGCAAAGTGCGAGGCGAAGGCGGGCTTTTGGTACAAAAACGCCGATCAAATGGCGGATGCCGCGCGTTTCCTGGCGTCGCAAAAACACGTCACAGAATTTTCGATCTCCGAGGACAAGATCATTGTCGAGGTCGATCTCGCGGAAATGCTGAAGCCGATGTTCAAAGAATTGCAGCGGGCGGTGCGGTCGATTCACTCCGGGGGTTAGGTACTCTTCATGTTCCTCCGCGCCTCTCTGTATTTTACAGGGGATTTCGCATCTCGTTTTTCGGCGTCGACGAGCTTCTTTTTTGTTTCTTGGATCTTCTCTTCGACGGAAATGACCAACGCCATCAATCCTCCGTAGTTTGCACACGCTCGCCGCGCGTCGGGAGAATTGGGATTTGCGCGAAGCTCGTCGGTCATGGCTTTCTCGGCCTCCTCCATTCTCTCCGCAGCCTCTTTGAGATTTTCTTCTGTGTCTTTCAGCCCTTTTTGCGTTGCCCAGAGCGCAAGCCTCGCGTCTGCAATCTCCTTGATCGCTGCGTCCAGTTTGTTCAGGTCGCTCATGTTGGTCTCCTTGGTTGCCCGACCGCGAGGCTAGCATGAGCGACCGCTTTCCGCGCAGCACTCGCTGTAGCACCGCCTCGACTCTCTACCCAACCCTCGGAGACTGACCACCATGCCTGCCAACCGTCCCATGGGAACACTCGTACCGACAAGCAAGCGCTTGCAGGGTACTTGCAAAAATGAAAATCAGGCAACCGGGATGCAAGGTGGTTTTGATTTCTCGACGCCAGCAGCGCGTATCGAGGAGCTTTACGCGGTTGTGCGCGAGGCAGTAGCGGAATGGGGTGGAGAGGATGCGCTCGCAGCCGATATGGATATTTCGCGCCAGCTTATCAACGTGCGTCTGCGGCGCTCGCAAGACACACATGGCAACTTGCAACGTCTTCACCTGGACGTGCTCGGGCATCTGGCCTGTGACCCGGCGGTGCGCCGTCTCATCATTGATAGGCTATGTTCGGCGTGGGGTTTCAAGTCCCCCGAACCTCTGAACGAGCCAAGCGACAGCGAGAAGCTGCGCACGTTGCTCGCCAGTCTCGACGGCGACGCAGGTGAAGCGATTCTTGAACGTGCCGCTAAGCGTGGCGGTTTCGACCGCGCCAGTTTTCGGAGGGGGCGGTGAGACACTTCGCCCGCCTAGACGCAAACCACCCCGCGATTGTCGCCGAACTGCGCCGCGCTAGCTGTGGTGTGATTTCGCTGGCAACTCTCGGCGGCGGTAAACCCGACATTCTAGCCTGGTCACCGTGGCTTGAGTGCTACTTTCTAGCCGAGATCAAAGACGGCTCCAAGATACCGTCCGCGCGTCAACTGACAGCAGATGAGCGCCTTTTTCATTCGACGTTCCCAGGACCGATCCAGATCGTTTCGTCGGTCGAGGAAGCGCTGGCGATGGTCGGCGCTAAGGCGGCAGCATGACCGACAAATCACAATCCGCCATCGACAACGATCACGCTCGGGATCTCGCCGAAGGTCGTTTGTTGTGCCTGCTCTCCGCATGGCCAGGTGAATGGCCTGCGATGTTGGAGCGCGTATCACAGCGGCTTGTAGCGACGGAAATTAGTCAGCGAAGTACGGAGGTGGCATCATGCCGTACATCAGCGAAATAGTCCGCGTTGCCGAGCACAAGTACCGCATCACCGAGGTGACGTATCGCTACGAAATACACCGTCCGTGTGAGACTCCAGATTGCAGCGGGATCGCCGTACAGCGGTACTCGAAGCCGGTGCGCTTCTGTGACGAGTGCAAGACGAGTCGGCCAAAGTTAGGACAGGCGCGGCGGCGTCAGCGTGAGCGGGCGGTGGGAGCGTGAGCGCAACCCTGTACCAGCGTATCGGCGAGCACCGGCTGCCCGAGTTTCTACGGCGTGGCTGGAAACTGGCAGCGCGCGATAATCTCGGTTGGGGAGCTGGGCGTATCCAGGCGGTACTGGTCGAGCGTGATCCTAAGAGCTGGTGGCGACCTTGGATCGGTGTGCTGCGTGTGATGCGGAGCGTGGGCTGATGTACCACTTACTCGCAGCGCTGCTCACGATCCACGTCGGCACCTCGACGATCTTCGGTAACGGAGACGGGCAGGCTGCCTCTAGCTGGGCGTGTAGGTACGCGGCGCGCCGAACTACGCAGACGGTCCTATCGCGTAACCTAGAGCGGCTGGGGCATGTTTTCGCGTCGCGTGATCTGCCGTGCTGGACGGTAGCGCTCGTGTGTACTGACAGGTCGTGCGCGCTGGGTACTGTCGCTGATTACGGCCCTCGCAAGCCGCGACTCGTGGATTTTTGGCATGTACTGGCTCGGGCGCTTGGTCATAACGGGCTCGAACGAGTTTGGATGGTGGCCCTGTGACGCTGCGGCCGTACCAAGCACGCTGTATCGAGGCCGCGCGGCAGCAATACGCGCACGGATCGCGAGCGATCCTGATCGTGGCACCGACGGGAGCTGGCAAGACTCATATCGGCTGCGCGATCTTGAAATCGGCGCGCGGCAAAGTTTTGTGGCTCACGCACCGACAAGAGCTGGTCGATCAGGTACTACCCAAACTACCGCCAGGCGTCCGCGTCGCAACCGTCCAGGGTCTACTCGCGAGTGGTGAGCGTCCACCGGCTGATGTCGTTGTGCTCGACGAGGCGCATCACTATGTAGCAGCAGAGTGGTCGACGGTATCCGATTATTATCGCGAGTCGCTACGGATCGGGTTAACCGCTACGCCCGAGCGTGCGGATGGAACGCCACTAGGGGATATATTTACGTCCCTGGTACTTGCGGCGTCCTACTCCGAACTACTGGCTGGCGGGTGGATTGTACCCTGCGAAGTCTATGCACCCGACGCGCGCCGGTCATCACTCGCCATGTCTCCTATCGATGCGGTGGCGGCGTATGGCGGAGGCGGAACGCGGCAGTTAATCGTATTTTGCAAAACTGTTTTAGAAGCTCGTGCCGTCGCTGCTGGATGCGTCAACGCCGCCTGTGTCGACGGAGAAACCGACGATGCAGCGCGAAAAGAGACAATAGCAAGCTTCCGCGCTGGTTCGCTGTCCACTCTCTCTAATGTCTACGTTCTCACCGAGGGTTTTGACGCCCCCGAGGCCGCTGTGTGTATTCTTGCGCGCGGCGCTTCTCACGCTTCGACATATTTGCAGATGGTCGGTCGCGTGCTTCGATCTGCACCGCGCAAGAGCATTGCCACTGTCGTAGACCTCTGCGGATCGATCAATGAGCATGGCCTACCGACCGAGGATCGTGAGTACAGCCTCGAAGGTAAGGCAATCAGGCGTGGCGCTAAGGCTCCGATCATCTGGCAATGCAAATCATGCGGCAACTGCCTCCCGGCGCAGCCGGCAGATCGTCACTGCCAAGTTTGCAAGGCGATCATTCCCGAGCCCGAAGCCTTGCGCATCCAGCGTCGCCAGCTCGCCCGCCGCGAGCATGACGCCGTAGCTGACGCTGGATACAAGGCTGCCGAGTGGCAGCGGTATTTAGCTAAGTTTTCCAATCCGCGTCAAGCGGCAGTAGTTTTTAAGGCGCGGTTTGGACATTGGCCCGAACGCTGTGCGAGGAGCGCGTGATGCTGGAGCGCGACGTGGTGAGAGAGATCATGCTTAAAACTTGTGACCAGATCGATTGGATGAAAAACCCTCGCGGATACGACGAGGCACACCGGGTAGCCTACGGATGTGGCGGGACAGGCGCGGCCGATTTCCTCGGTATCCGCCGTCGGGACGGTCGTTTCGTCGCCTGTGAGGTCAAGCGGCCGGTCAGTGGCGTGGTGTCGCCTGCGCAAGAGCTGTTCCTTACTCGCGTGCGTCGATCGGGTGGGATCGGTTTCATCGCTCGATCAGTGGAGGACGTGCTTGATGCCATCGGCTAGCACTATTCAGCTTCCCGCGCTTTTGCCATATGCGCTGAGCTACGCCAAGCGCGGCTGGCCCGTGTTTCCGCTCCACACGCCGCACGGTAAGCAGTGCAGTTGCGGCAAGGACTGCGGCAACCCCGGTAAGCACCCACGCACCAAGCACGGGCTCACCGATGCCACCACCGACGAGAGCACAATCAGATCGTGGTGGACCAAATGGAGCGATGCGAATATCGGTATTGCCACGGGCACGCGCAGCGGCATCGTCGTTGTCGATGTTGATCCTCGATCCGGTGGTGATGCGACATGGGAACGTCTCCAGCTCGAACACGACGGCGATGCGCCGACGCTCACAAGTGAGACTGGTGGCGGCGGACTCCATGTGATTTATGAGCGCCCGAGTGACCAGGGAAAAATCGCAAGTCGAAAAGATGCGATACCTCCCGGTGTCGACTGCAAAGCCGACGGAGGTTATATCGTTGCAGCTCCCTCGCTGCACATGAGCGGGAGGCGCTATCAGTGGCGCGACGAAAATGAACAGTTGCAGCCTGTGCCGGCGTGGTTACTGGCGATCCTATGCCCCCAGCCGAAAGCAAGACCGGCACCGCCACGCGCAGCAATCCACTGCGAACAACCGGACGATCTGATCCTCAAGCGGGCGCGAGCGTACTTGGTCAAGTGCTCTGTGTCTGTCTCGGGCCAAGGTGGGCATGACGCGGCGTGGAACGCCGCACAGGTGCTTGTGCGCGGATTCGATCTCGCGCCTGGCGTCGCGTTGGAATTGCTCGAACAAGATTTCAATCCACGGTGTGAACCGCCGTGGTCTACGGCGGAACTTTGTCACAAGATTTCCGACGCCAACGAAAAATCAAACATGCCTCGCGGATATCTGCGAGACGCGACGCGGCCAGGTGCAACCACCAGCTCGCCTCCCGAAGAAAACGACTGGCAGGTCGAACTTGCCCGAAAAAAGGAAGGCGACCTCCTCCCAATACTTCACAACGCGGCTCTCATTCTCGCCCACGATCAACCCTGGCATGGAGTGCTTGGATACAACTCATTTTCAGGCCGCACAGTATTTCGCTCTCCTCCTCCCTGGCACCCCGAGGAAGCACCTGCGTTCCCGCACGTCGCGCTCGAAGATACCGACGAGGCTAGACTTATTTCATGGCTCTATCGTCGCTGGGGTATGCGGATCGGTCACGAGGTGGCTAACGATGCGCTCGAAATGGTATGTCAGGCTCACGCTTGGCACCCGGTGCGGGATTACCTCGAGCAGTGCCGAGCGAACTGGGACGGTAGTGCTCGGTTGTCTGGTTTTGCTCCATTTTATATGGGCGCGGATCCCGAGGCCCATTATCTCACCGCACCACTACGGTGGATGATCGCCGCCGTAAAACGGATTTACGAACCCGGCTGTCAGTCAGACTCAATACTAGTACTCGAGGGCGAGCAGGGTATTGGGAAAAGCCGATTTTTGCGAACGCTTGCCGGCGACGAATGGTTTGCCGACGAGATTGGCGACATATCAAACAAGGATTCCGCTGAGGGATTGTGCGGAAAATGGATAATCGAAATCGGGGAACTCAAGTGGCGCAAATCCGACGAGGATACCCGCAAAGCATTTATTTCTCGGCGCGTCGATCATTACCGCGCAGCCTACGGGCGACGCACAAATGATATCCCGCGCCAGTGTGTGCTTAGCGCGTCGACCAATAACTATCAGTGGCAAACTGACCCATCTGGCGCCCGTCGGTATTGGGTAATCGCCTGCAAGAAATTCGATCAAGCAGCGGTTGAGCGCGACCGCGATCAACTCTGGGGCGAAGCAATGGCGCGCTATCAACAATGCGAGCCGGCCTACCTTCAGGATCATGAAATTCCCGCGCAGGTCGAAGCGCTACGCCAACGCCGCGAAGTGGACCCCTGGGAATCCGACATACTCGAGTGGTGCGACGGGAAAACCGAAGTCGCCATCGAATGGATCCTAGATGAATGCCTAAAAATTGATAAAACTAAATGCACACAGAACGACGCTAGGCGAGTCGGGGCAATACTGCGTGGAGGGACGTGGAGACCTACCGGGAAACGTGCACAAGGCACCCGCGGAGAACATCGCCCAAAAACCTGGGGCCACGTATGAAACCCCAAGGTACACGGTTTTCTGTGTTATATCGCTCGGTTACTGCTCTGTGTCCCCGTGTACCCCGTGTATTCCGGTTTCCCTATAAGTACAAAAATAATAATTCTTATTTTCATTCCAGTAATACCTATTTATTAAGGACACAGGGGACACTAATAGATAGGTATAGGGAGACATTAAGAAATCGGTGTCCCCAAGTGCCTCTGTGTAATCAGGTACACGGAGTGCACGGGGTACACGCATGAACCTCCCACCCCACAAGCTACTCATAGCCCGCGCCCGCCTAGAGCGCGATCAGCTACTCGCTAAGTGGCGCGCTCGCGGCATCAAGCCAGACGACCAAGTCAAGCTGCTTGAGGGCGGTGCGGAGAACGTGAGAAGGGCGGCGTTAGGAAAATGAGCCAGTTCAAGTTCATGAACCTATCGCAGAAGGAAAACTATCACCGAGAGGCGATGGATCTGCGCTCGTTTATATCACTCCTGAAGCGTCGAGCGCATGGCGGCACTTGTCAGCAGTGCCTATGGGGACCCGCTTGCGACCGCGCCGGGCGGTGCCAGCTGCACGGAGTCGAGATTTGGCGTCCTCGGGTAGTGGCCTGTCAGGATTGGCGCGATGCACGGGCAGTGGACTGATATGTCCTCCGCTGCGTCTACCCGTTCCCCTGCCATCACCACACGCCTTTGTGCTATCTGCGATAACCTCGTCGACATCAGTACGCTTTGCGACGCGTGCCGAGACGATCCAGTTAACGTCGACTGGGTCGAACCTTCGCGCCGCGAAGTGCTCGGGCAGGAGCTCGAGCGTGGTTGGAGAGGGCGCATGGCCGATCTATGCGACCGGCACATCACAGCTCAAACGCCGAGGCAGGCGCTGATCGTTAGGTTGATGGTCACGGGCAAGCGAGTGCGCAACGCCCGTCCACGCAGAGGAACGGGAGGCAGGCACAAAGGCTATGGCTATCACGTCGATAGCTATACTGAGTCGGAGATCGCGGTCATTGCTGGATGCTCCCAGCAGTATGTAAATCGCGTTATTCGCCGCCACGCTGAAAATTCTGAAAATAGTTGATGCGGTGCAGTTAATGCGCAAATGTAAAAACATAACGTCAGCTTACCTCGCTCCAAGCGTTCGTCAATTACACCTGCCGTCTCGGCTATATGTATGCTTCACGCGGAGACGCTCGACACGCTGCCTCGTGGTTGCTCGCAGGCGCAGATTGTCAAGGCTGCCTGGATCGAGTATCGCGTTACCCGCCAAATCAGCACCGGCAACGGCGAGCGCTACCTCGCTCAACCAGACCCATCGCGCGGATTTGTCGAGTACGAGCTCGGGTTCGCCTGTGCTCCGTCGATTGAGTACACGCTTTGTCACCTACGCGACACCAATCGCCGCAACCGCGCCATGCTGCAGCGCGGAGATGATGACGTGTTAGCCGAAGCTCGCAAGCGCATCAGTGCCAAGCAGCGCAGAACCGAACTGGTTCGCAAGGCGTGCCGCAAGGCTGGTATCAGGGTCAAGGGCGGCGTCGGAGTGACCAGGATTTAGCCTTGAATTATCGAAGGTGACTCAGCGTTTCAACCCGTTTCAAAAGTGAATCAGACCATGGCGAAGTCAATCCCACCGAGGCTGGAAACCGAAGTGCTGGTTAAGGCTGGGCTGGGGTGGAGTACGCGCCAGATCGTTTCCTGGCTGAGCGAAGAACACCGCGTGATGGCGAGCCAGTCTGCCGTTGTCAGGATGCTGGGGCGTACCAAGACGGAACGCCAAGAGACAGCGCAAGCTGTTGTGCGCGAGAAGCTGGCTGGCTGTGTGGCAAGCGACCTGGACAAGCTCGCCGAACTGCAAGCCGGGTTAATGGGAGTCGCCAGGAAGCTAATCGACATTGCCGACGCCAACCCATACGCCACTATCGGGGCTTCTGACACTGGCGCCGGCGGTAAGCCCGTTGCGGACGTGGCGTGCAATGCGGTCAAGACGGTGCAGTCTCTGACCGAAAAGAAACTGGAGCTCTCCGGCGCCAACCAGCCGAACTCTGACGTTCTCGATCCAACCAGCGACGAATACAAGCAGTTCCTGCGGGAAACGTGGGGATTCGACCGAGCCGGAACAAATGAGCCCGAAGATGAAGCCGACAAAGATGAAGCCGACAAAGATGAACCCAGTGACGGGGTGGCTGCGAAGTAACTTTGTTCGGTATCAGCTTGAACTAATCTCGTCGACTGACACATTCCTACTTATCAACAAGGCCCGGCAGATTGGTTTTTCCGACGCGGTGGCCGGCGCAGCGGTTCTTGATGGGTGTATTGGTCGCCGTCCGCAAATCATACTATCGGCCTCGCAGGACCTTTCCGACGAGGTGTTGGCGAAGGCGCAGCTACACTGCGAAACACTCGCCAGGGTTGGCGTCAAGCAGGCCAACCGATTCTCTGTCAACAATACCAGAGAAATCGCATGGAAGTCGGGCGGGCGGATTGTTGCACTCCCGGCCAATGCACGGACGGCGCGCAGCTTTAGCGGTGATGTGTGGCTTGATGAATTCGCATACCATCTCGACCCGGACGGGATACGCGAGGGCGTATTTCCGATGGCGTCCAAAGGGGGCTGGCGAGTTCGCGTACTGTCGACGCCGAACGGCGCACAGGGGCTCTTTTACGACTGGGTAACCAACCACCCCGCCGGCTGGCGGGTGGTCATAATCACGGTCGAGGATGCGATACGGGACGGAATCCCGATTGACCTCGATAAGCTCTGGACTCTTTGCGGTGGCGACGAGCGCCTGTTCGCGCAGTGGTTTCGCTGCCGGTTTCTTGACGCCGATCTTCAATACCTACCCACGGCGATGGTTGACCGGGCGATGGGATGGGTTGGCAAGATGCCAGGGCTTGAAGATGCAGAGGTTTTTGCTGGTCTTGATGTTGGCCGCACACACGATCTGACGGCACTGCAAGTAGTTGCGGTGCTTCATGGCATTTGCTGGGTATTCCCAACGATGACGTGCAAGCGCACGTCGTTCAGGGCGCAAAAGGCGATGCTTGACGACGCGCGGCGCACCTTCGCATGGCAAACGCTCCACGTCGACCAGACGGGGCTAGGGCAACAGCTCGCCGAGGAATTGGTCGAGATGTGGGGCGAGAGCGAAGTCAGGCCGGTTACGTTTACGAACCAAGTCAAAGAGGAAATGGCGACGCGGGCGCTGCGGTGGTTTCGCGACGATCGCGTGAGACTCCCTCGCGGTAAAGAGGGTCAATCGCTCCGCTCCGAGTGCGTGGCACTGCGGCGCAAGGTCACAAATAGCGGCAACATCGCGTTTGAGATACCGCGTTCGAGCGCTGGGCATGGTGATCGCCTGTGGGCTCTTGCACTCGCGCTCAAGGGCGCGGGTGAGCCAGCAATCATTCGCGGGTACGGCTCTGAGCCACTTCTCGCCGTCGCATAATCAGAGGTCTGGATGAAACTACGCCAGCTACGCCGCCGTCACCCTGAATACGATGGCGAGACGATCCAGACCTATGGAGACCTGTTCAGGGGCGGGCGCGACTTCCACAAGAACGTCAAGCGCTACCTGCTACAGAACGATGTCGAGCCGCAAACCGTCTACGACAAGCGCTGCAAGGCGTCGCATTATCTGAACTACTGCGGGCCGATTGGTGGCTATTTCGCGTCGCTCTTGTTCTCGTCGCCAATGACGTACATTAGCGACCCGGTTGAGGCTGACCAATGGTGGGCTGAGTGGAAAGAGGACGTTGACCAGCTCGGGACGGACCTCGATTCGTTCTTTCATCGCCAATTCGTCGAGGCGCTAGTCAAGAAACATACTTTCTGGCGTGTCGACTTCCCGAAGGCGCTTGGTGATGAGCCGAACAAGGCCGCATGGCAGGAATCTGGAGCTGGGGAAGCGGTTATTGTCGACGTACCAACCGAGAACATCATCAACTGGCGCAAGGTCGAAGATCGTTACCTCTGGCTGATGGAGTACAGCAAGCTCGAGGAGCTGATCCGGCCGGGCGACGACGAGCCGACGACAACCGAGACGTGGACGCTTTGGAACGCAGACGGCCCCAATCAACGCTGGCGGGCTGTCTACACGAAGGCGAACCGCCCCAAGGATGACGACATCATCCCCGAGGTGGACGCGCCCAAGACGATGCTGGCTGGCATTCCGTTCGTTGAACTGTGCATGCCGCCCGAACTTTGGCTGATGAATCTGCTTGCCGATGGGCAGCTCGAGCACTTCCGCCAGCGGTGCGCTCTTTCGTGGTCGATTCAGCGCACCTGCTACGCGATGCCGGTCTTTACGCTGAAGGACAAGCGCAAGCCGCCGGCAAACGGTATTGGGTATTATATAATGCTGGGCGAGGGCGAAACCCTCACCTACGCGGCGCCACCGTCGGCGCCATACGACACGATCCAGGCGTACAACCAGACGCTAAAAGACGAACTCCACCGCGTAGCTCAGCAAATGGCTCGTGGTGTCGAGAACAACGCCGCCGCGGTTGGCCGCTCGGGTATGTCGAAGCAAGCCGACGAACACGGGACGGAAGTTGTCCTCAAGGCGTTTGGTCGGTTGGTGCGCGAAGCCGTCGAGCGAACCATGAACCTCATCGCCGAGGGGCGCGGGGGAGATGTGAAGTGGTCGATCAGCGGGATGGATGCCTATCGCTTGGCCGACGCCAAGACCATTGCTGACACGGCGCTTGTGAGCGACGCAATCAAGGTGCCGTCGCCGACGTATCGGCGCGAGATGATGAAGCGAGTCGCCTATTCACAGCTTCCCGACCTCGACCAAGAAACAAAGCAGGCGATTGCCGAGGAAATTGAAGCGGGTGTGAATGCCGAGGATCTTTATCCCGAACCACCGCCAATGGTGCCAATTCCTCCCGACGAGGAGGACGAAAACCAACCGCCGAACGAGGGTGAAGCCCCCGCAAAAGGCAAACCACAGGGGAACGACAAATGAGCTTGACCGATTTCATCAAGGGAGGCGGGGCAGTCGTCGGCACCGTCATCACACAGGCCATGATCAGTGCCAATCAAAACATCCATGTGACGCTGCCGGTCGTGGCGAACGCGGTCATGGCGATGATCGAAGGGGGCGCTGCCGTCAATGAACTGGTTGTCGTTGACGGGATCAACGCGTACGCAGTCGTATCCATGACCGACGGTCAGAACCCGACGCCGTTCAAGGATGGCGACGTGCTCTTGATCGCCCCCGTGGTCAATTCGGCATTGCCCGTCGTTGGCGGCACGCCCGGTGGAGGTGCACAGTGAAAAAGATCATTCTTGGCGTAGCGGCGGCGTTGATCGCCCTTGCTATCGTTTCCCCTGCGGCATTGGCCGTGATTCCGAATCACACGGCGCAGGCGATTCTCAAGTATTTCCAGGTCAATGGCTCTGCCGCGATTCCCGAGCCGGCGTTAAATGTTGCCGCCGGCAACGGTGTCACGATTTCGAAGGCCGATGATTCGGCCAACAAGCGCACAACCGTCACTTTTGCAGTCACACCTGGCCCGGCAGGTTCTGTTCTCGCCGGCAACGATGCGGGCGTTGAATGGATTGCGACCAGTAACCTAATCGGCTCGACCGGCTCGACCGGTGCCACTGGGGCGACAGGCGCTACGGGAGCTAATAGCACGGTTCCCGGTCCTACCGGCGCTACTGGTGCGACTGGACCCACCGGCGCTGCATGTAGTGCGCTCGCCGCCGCTTGCACTGGTGGTACGAACCGCTGTTGCACCGGCAATTGCGACGTTGACGCCGGCGCTTGCGTAGTTCCGTAACCAATGTCACCGGCACCGGGGCTTGCGGCTCGCCCCCGGCCAACCAGGGCGCAGCTCGACAGCGTCAAGGCGGCTCTTGCGCGTAACAGCGCCGAGGTGGCAGGGCTCTCGCGGCGAACCATGGCGCGGATGGCGCCGATTCTTGACGCCGCACAGCGCGAGGTTGCCCGCGATTTGGCGAAGTGGCTCGAAGCTCGCAAAGAAGGCGGCGAACTGCGATTCACGGCGCAGCGGTATCGCTCGTTGCTCGTAGCGCTTCACGGTTCGCTTGAAACGATCAAACAGATTGACCCTGCGATGGCAAAAGCGCTCGAGGACATGGGCGCCAGCGCAGGTCAGCTTGCGGTGGACCACACGATCGATGAAATAGCACGGCTCTCGAAGGTGTTCGAAGGCGAATCGGTTCGCATTCCGATCAAGCTCGCTGCGGTTGTCACGAGCGGGCAGAGTTACCTAATCCCGAGGTTCGAAACCAGCGCGGCCAGGTATGCAGGCGGCATCGCGGACGACATCAAGCGTGAACTCGCCATTGGATTGGTTCGCAAGGAATCGGTTTACGAGCTCACGGAGCGCCTGGTAAGACATGGTGGGCCGCGAGGGGAAGTGGCACTCCGGGGGATCGCAGGAACGCCAGGCGCCCGAACGGAAGTCATTGCGGAGGGGCTGTTCGCTCGTTATCGCCATTGGGCCATTCGCATCGCTCGCACCGAGGCATCGTCGGCCTACTCCGTCCAGGCGCATCAAGCGCAGTGGCAGGCAAAGAAATATATCCCCGACCTCAAGCGCCGCTGGGACGCGACGAACGACGCACGCATGTGCACCGAATGCGGCCGGCTGGACGGGGAAGTTGTTGAGTTTGGCGAGCCGTTCAGCAACGGAGACACAGACGCTCCCGCGCACCCGAACTGCATGTGTCGCGTCGGCGCATGGCGTGATTCGTGGGATGCGCTGCTGAAGGAAACAGAGGGCGAGGATTCACAAGAATCGACATCGTCTCCGGTGCCTACGGAGCCTCAAAGTAAGTATCCAGGCGCGGAGCAGATACCGGGCATAGCATCGGAAGTGCCCGGTTCTCCCGAGCGGAAGATGCGCGAGCTGGAGTATTTTGAACTGTCCCAGCTACACAACGAACGGTTGCATATCTTCGACGGGATCGGAGGCTCCATTTTTTCCAAGGACGGTGGTCGTGATTATGTGGAGTTGACGCCGCGTGAAGCAAAAATGCTCAAAGACCGCGCTGTCACACACAATCACCCCGTTAGCAGAGGATCGTTCTCGCTCGATGATATTTCCCTGGCGATAACCAACAACGCATCTTCAATAAGGGCAATCGGAAGGTCGGTTGCCCTCAAGGGGAACGAGGAGCACGCGAATCTTTTCACGATGAGTCGTCCGGCGAAGGGTTGGCCATCGATTGATGTAGTGAGTGATCTGTACGCAAAATATGGCAAGTCAGTGAGGCGTGTCTTGGGGCCGCGCGTCGACGCTGGCAAATTGCAGCCAGAGGTAGCCGACGCCATTCACAATCACATCGTCTGGAAACAGGTAGCACGCGACCTCGATTTGCCCTACAATAGGACTCGGGTGAACTGACATGCCCGTGACCAAAGACGGCGGATTCATAATTGACGACTCACAGGAGTCTGTCGGCCTCTATGACAAGGAGGCACGCGAGGCAAAGAAGAAGCGCCAGAAACAAGACGGTGAGCGCGACAAGACGAAAGTGGATAACAGCGCTCCCGGTAATTAGCGCTTCTGCTTCTTGTTTCTGGTCTTGCGAGGCACGGCGACGGTAACTTGCTTCTTGTCGCCGTCTGGTCTGGTGACAGTTACAACTGTCTTTTCTTGTTCGCGGGTCAGTTTGTCAATCGCGTCGATGTCGAAGGTGATTTCCATTTGGCAAGCATTCTGACGGCTCACTAAGAAACCGTCAAGTCAGCAAGTAACCACTCGCAGTCTTGAGCACTTCAACGCCGTCACGCCGACGGCGAGCGGGATGCGTTCGCCACGGCGGCGAGCGCGTCAACGGGACAGCACCAAGCGCCGCGCGCCTACCCGGCGACAGGGGAACCAATGACAACGGAAGCCAAGCAGGACGAACAGACCCAAGCCAGCGAAATCAACGAGGACAAGATTAACGAGATCGTCAACCGCGCACTGACGGCGCGTGAGAAGCGATTGCAGACGGCGCTTGAGAAACAAATCGCCGACAGCATAGCCAAACTCAACACCGTCAAGCCGGCAGATGACACGGCAAACGGAGATACCGAGAAGGCCAAGGCTCCGAAGGAATCGCCGGAAGTAAAGGCCCTCGCCGCAAAGCTCGCGCAGATGGAAGCGCGGCTCAAAACCTCTGACGAGCTTCGAGAGAAGATCGAACGGCAGGCGCGCGAGAGTTCGACCCGGACGAGACTTCGAGACGCTCTCAAGGCGGCAGGCGTCAAAGAAGACGCACTCGAGATCGCCGTCGGTCACATCTTCGACGCTCGCAAGCTCGTGAAGTTCGATGACGAGGGAAATCCGATCCTGATGGTTTCGCGGTCACGCGCCAAAGGCGCCGCGGCCGAGGCGATGGAGTTCAGCGACCTGGCGGAAGGGGCCAAGGATTGGGCGAAGACCCAAGAAGCGGGATTTTTCCTTCCTGCCCCGACGGCGGTCAAACTGCAAGCGCAGCAGGGCAAGACGACGACACTCCATTCGGCCCCGCAAGCGGCGCCCGCAAACGGTGAGCGCTTCAACGAGCGCGACGCCGTGAGTCGCACGGTGGAACAGCTCGCCGCCAAGGGCGTCGACGTTCTTGCCGCTCTCAACAACGAATAACCCGCCGACGCACCGAACCGCGTCTGCGGCCAACCCTCAGCAAAAGGAAATGAACCATGTCATCTGACACTCCGCAGACCCTTTCGAGCATTCTCACCTCGCTTGCGCAGAATTTCGGCCCGAGGATCGTTCGGCAGACCAATCGCCGTTCGATGCTCATCAAGACGCTGCCGATCGTGCCTGGCTTCGGCAAGAACGTCCCGATCGATGTTGAAGTCGATGGGATGATCGCCGAGTCTTTCTCGGACGGCGATGAAGTGACCAACTTCGGAAGCGACGTTATGTCGCCGGGCGTGCTTTCTTGGCTGCCGAACCGCGCCAACTTCAAAGTTACCGACCTGGCGATGGCCGCCGCCGCGTCGAGCCGCACTCCGACCGACGCCCTGAATCTGTGGGGCCGAAACGTGGTCAACGCACTGACCAAGCTCGCCTCGACCCTGAACGCCGCTTTTTACACGCAGCTCTTGCTCGCCCTGGCCGATGACAACACCTACGCCGGCATGGAGCGCGTGAGCGCGTTCCCGCTCTGGCGGTCGAACGTCATGGACCCCGGCTCAGCCACGCAGCCTAGCCTCGACCAGATCCGTGGCGACATCATGGACACGATCTACACCGCCGGCGGTGAGCAGCCGGATCTCGCGTTCTGCCGCCCTGCCGTGTTCCGCAAGCTCGGTAGCTTGTTCACCGATCTACGCCGGTACAATCAGCCCGTCGGAGAAATCACCACGGCCAAGGGAAAAGTGTTGCTCGACGCCAGCGTGGGAGCCATCGAGTTTGAGGGCTGCACGTTCGTCAAGGACAAAGACGCCCCCGCCGGCTCGATCCTCTACATCAACTCCGACCACTGCCACATCGAATACCTGCCGCAGACCGTGCCCGAAATGGGCGAAGTCGCGCAGGATCTCGAGCTGAACGACGGATTCGGCGCCGTGCCGCTGGCCGCGAAGTTCTACATCCTCGGCCGAACCGGCGCGTACCGGAAGGCGACCGCGCAGAACTTCACCCAAATCGTCGTCGACAAGCCGAATGCTTGCGGCATCCGCAAGAATATCGACACGACCAGCGACGACGACGAAGCCTAACAGCCGACGCACTCCCACGGGGCGGACGCCGCTCGGCTCTCCTACGAGCGGCGTCCCTTCCCCATTGAAAGGGGCACCACATGGCCACACATCTCCGGCACACCAGTCCGCTCGCGGCAAAGCTGCGAGACGCGCACAACGGCACGATGCGATACATCGGCGCCGGCGCGTTTTTTCACCTCGATAAATCCGAGGTTATCCCCGTCCAAGGCGCGGCCTCAACCGACGCTCTGGCCTATGCGCTCGTGAATGAGTGCCTGGCTGTGTACCAAGGCGTCACCGGCAAGCTCAGCGATTGGAAAGGCCACGCGCACGACAAGCTGGCCCACAAGATCGACGACACGGTGGACATTTCCATCGTCACCACCCCTGCAACATCACTCGTGACCGCCTACGCGCTCGCCAATGCCCTCAAGGCTGTTTGCGTTGCGCATTGCACGGCATCTGGCGTGCACTATAACAACGACGGCACGAACGGCGTTACGCTCGGTAACATTGCCGACGCCGATTCATCCGGCAAGCTGCATACGCTGGCGAACGGCCTGAAGGCGTTTTTGCTTGCGCACCTGGCCTCCGGCCCCGCCGAAGCGTCCATGATTCGCCTGGTGAGCGCCTAACATGCGTTTCCATAACCCGCACTCGTATGCGATAGGGCCATTCACTGCCGGTAAGGACAGTTACCACGTTCCGGCCGGCGGCGACGTAGAGATCCCCGATCTTCTCGCCTTCATCGTGCCCAAGCGCGGGTTGGGTCTCGTATGTAAAGATCCCGAACGGCTGGCGGTCATGCTCGAAAAGCAAAGGCCGCCAGCCCCGAAGGATTGCTCCGTCGACACCGTTCCGGTCGAAGAAGATGAGGACGGTGAAGCGCACGAGCCTGCCGACGACGTGACGATCGATGAACCGGAGGCGCACGAGGCCAGCAGCGCGATCGATGAGGCGGTGCGTCAGCTCGAAGCACAGGGCGTGCAAATTCCGTCGGTGAAGCGACGCGGGCGCAAGGCGAAGGCAAAGGGGTAGACGATGGCGGCGTTCACAGATGCGCAGAAGGCTGCAATCAGACAGTATTTGGGTTTCAGTGAGCTATTTCACGATGTCGATACTCGTCTTGAGTCGCAGATGTCCGAGATCGGCACACGGTCACCCGACGCCGCAACGCGCATTGTCAACAACCTGACGGCGCTCGCCGCGATTGATACCCGGCTAACGTCGGCGCTCGACAACCTAGACCTAGTGCGGGCAGAGGATGTGACCTTTCTTGGCCCCGCGCAGCTCGAGGCAATCAGGACGCATGGTCGGATGCTGATCGGCCAAATTGCCATCACGCTCGAAGTGCAACCACGTCGAGACTACTACTCGACGGGCGCCGAGATGTCCGGCTGCATCATGCTCGGGTAAACCATGACGACCGTTCGCGACAGGGTCTTGGCCAAGATCGACAAAGGGCGTCAGGTGGTTGACGCGCTCGGGCTGCGTCGTTTTTTGGTGGCGGTCAGGCGTCGTACTTGGTCAGGGGGCGCGCCTGGTCGCGGAACCGCGACCAATGTTGACCTCGTTCTGTCTCCGAGGCCGCGATGTCGCCAGCCGTCGGCACACGACGTTGCGTCGAGTGGCGGGACGTTTGAGGAAGGCGATTACATTATCGACCGCATCACGCCTTCATTCATGATCGGTGGTAGTGGGGGATACACACCTGACCAATTGCAGATCGTTCCGGCGTCGGAAGCAGAGGAAGTACTGATCCTGGTTACTGGTGACGACGGAGCACATGAGTGCACCCTGGTCACGCAGCATTTTGACGCGGCATTCGGCTACGAGCTCCATGCGAGGCCGCGCCGGGTCCCGACAATCTAATGTCTGAAACGATCACAACGCCGGACGGAATTTCAGCGCTGCTGATGGCCGATGGCAGGCACCGGCAAGAGGGGATACAGTCGGCAGTTGTCGAGGCCGCAGCGCTTGGCGCTGAAATCGTAGCGCAGGCAACTCCTCGCAGGTGGCGCGGGCACCTCAAGCAGTCAATCATTGCGCAGCCGCTCCCCAAGGGCGCGGAGGTGCGCGTTGACGCTCCCTATGCAGGAATCATCGAGGTTGGCGCCAGGCCGCACATGCCGCCGCTCGGGCCGCTTCTCGAGTGGGCAAGAGAGCACACGCGGGGATTTGGAATCAAGAATCCCAGGTTTCGCGGTTCTGGCCCGAAGAAAAACGAATCAGCGGCGGATTTTGCCAAGCGCTCCAACAAGGCATTTGCGAAGCATCTCGAGAAGGTTGACGACTTCGAACGCGCCGCGCTGGATCTCGCGAACGCCATCAGATTCAAGATTGCACACTACGGCTCGCCGCCAACCTGGTGGGTTAAGGGCTGCCTTGCGCAGATGGAGCGCGTACTTGCCCGCTGCGTCAAAAAGGCAATGGAGCGCAAATGAGCACACCGACGGAACCAAGGGCGGCGTGTCGCAAGGCGCTCGCAACATCACTCTCAAGTTACCTGACACCGCTTCATAGCGGCATTGTCGTTTCGGAGAAGTGGCCGACGCCGGGAAAGGCACTGACGGCGCTATCACTGACCGTTATTACGCCTGGGACGGCGCCAAAGGTCGAATTTCATCAGCCGGTCAAACACAAGGTAACACTGCCCGAGAGTGGTCACGCCGGAACGGTCCTTTACAGTTACGGCCGCGTTGACGTAGACCTGCAAATTGACGCCTGGGCGCTCTATCCTGCGACGAGAGACGCGCTTGCACTAAGTACGCTCCGCGCCCTCAATCGTCCAGCCAACGTGACGCTATCGACGCCAGCGCTTACGGACTACAGCCACGCTCCCGGCCTTGTGCTGCGGCTAACTGATTGGTTCAACGTCACGGCGAGCTATCGCTTTGACGCTCTCGGGGCGATTCCCGAGAACAGCGATGCTGCGCAGGTGAACGAGTACCGGGCAACGTGGCAGGGGTCGGCGCATTTCTATCTTTGCGACGAGCAGCAGCTTTACCTCATGCAAAAGATTCTCCTCAAGGCCAAGTACGACAACGGCCCGCAGGAAACGATTCAACTGATTCCGTAGCAGCAACCTTTTTCCCGGCGCGATGCGCCGGACCACAAAACGAGGTGCATCGATGCCGCTTTTTGAAACCAGCCGCGCGGCTGCGCGGACGCCAGGCCCGCATGTTGTGGACTCGGCAACTCCAAGGATCATTTCTGGCGTCAGCATGGGGCGAATCGGCCTCGCTGCACAGACCGAATGGGGGCCGGTCAAGTCGGCCTATGTCCCCGATGATGCAACGGATTTTCTCAACACGTTCTTCCCGGCAGGTAGCCCGCGGTCCTCGACGGGATGGCTTGCCGTTGCCGGCCGCAAGAAAGCACCATGGACGATGGCGCGCGTGCTCGGCGGGAACGAAGGATTGCTCGCGCCTGACGGGCTAGCCGTGACCACCCACGGAACCCCTGGGGCAGCGACCTACAAGTACAAGGTAGTTGCCAAGAACGCCATCGGTCACACCCAGGGCAGCTGCGAAGTTGACATCGCGACGGGCAACGCAACCCTCGACATCACAAACTACAACGTGCTGGCCTGGACCGCCGTCACCGGGGCGACCCACTACGATGTGTATCTCGTAGCTGCGGCCGGCAACGTTGCGACGGCCGGCCTTCTCTCTGCCGACCTCACTGGCGTCACCTACAGCCACAAGGGCGAAGCGGGCGACGGGAATGCTGCCCCCACCTCGAACACCACCGGGTGGAAGACGGCGGTTTGCTACCTGCTCGACTCCTCGAGCGTCCCGGTTGCCAAGCTGATCGCAAAGTACGCCGGAACGTTGGCGCATGGCTTCGTCGTGACCGTTGCTGCTGCCTCGGGCGGCGATGCGACCAAGTTCGACCTCGCTGTTTCGCTTTCCAACGCAGTCACCGGGGCGACAGGTGAGACGTACAAGAACCTGAAAACGGCGGCAACGGCGGTACTCGCTGACGTGAGCGGGTCGGTGTTGCTCTCGTCCTACGCGCTCGTCGGCACGCCAGCGTCGCGCCCGGCCAACGGAGCCTATTCGTTCGTCGGCGGATCGAACGGCGCAGCTGTTGCCGCGGCAGATTACGACGATGCGTTTGACGCGCTCGACGCAGAAGACGACGTATCGGTGTTTGGCGCGGACGATTGCGGTGATTCGATTCGCCCGACGGTGAACGGCTACATCCTGACCCACGCACAGGGCAAGACGGATCGTCAAGGGTTCGTGCAGTCGAATACCGGCGACGCCTGGGCCACGGTCAAGACGGACGTGACGAGCTACCGAGACAAGAGCGTCAAGTATTTCACCTGGGCATACGTCCGCGATGTGAACGGCGTCGAGCAGCTTTCGCCCGCTTGGACCTTCGCCGCGACCGGCGTCGTGTCACAGAAACCGAATCAGAGCGAGGCATGGTGGGCCGATGACACCACCGAACTCTATTCGGCCATCAGTTCGCTGCCAAGCGACAAGGTGAGCAGCGCCGACGAGACGGTGCGCGGCGACGCGACGGAGCTCGGCATCTGCATCCCGATCAAACTCCCGAGCGGGCGGTATGCGATGCTTCACGATCGCACCACTTCGACCACGCTCAACGAGCGCTACGGCGTGACGTTCCGCATTCGCCGCTACATCGCCAAGTCGAGCATCACGGGGCTTGCTCCTTGGACGAACGGCCCGAACGGCCCGAGCGACCAGCGCGACGCCAAAACGGCGATGGACAACTTTCTTGAGAGCTGCGTTGCGGCGGGCTATCTGGTTGTCCCTCCGAGCGGAACAGTCGCGTACAAGACAGACATCGGGAGTGGGGTGAACACGTCGGCGAGTGTTGCCGCTGGTGAGTTTGCCATCGCGCTCGAGGCAACAACCTGCAGCGTCATGGAAAAGATATTCCTGCTGTTCCAGGTTGGTCCGACGGTGGTTGTCAGCGCTTCCTAACAAATCAATTCAACCGAGGGAGCCGGGTCGCGAGGCCCGGCCCCTTGAGGTACACACATGGCCGACGCAGATCCCAAACTCGTACTCACCGGCTCGAACATCCGATTTCGGGCCTTCGTTGGAACGCGCCCCGTTTATGACGTGACTACTCTTTTCAAGAGTGGCGATGTCGAAGAAGTAGCGATCCTGTTCAGCGACAAGTACGTCGGCAGGAAGCGCGACCGCAAGGACAAGAAGCGCACGGGATGGAAACTCACGGCAGAGTTTGACACTGCCGATCTCGCCATTGTGAGCGAAATCGACGCCATCGAAGATGCGCGCGAAGCGAATCTGGCGGTGCCGGAACTGTCGTTTGCCGTCGAGCTTGCCGAGCGATCGGGGGCCTTTGAGGGCTTCGTGATTCGCAAGTGCGTCGCTTCGTACAAGATGGGCATCAAGGGCAAGGATGAGCGCGTTCCTCTCTCGCTCACCGTCGAAGGCGAAGATAAGTTGCCGGTGACCACCTAATGGCGATCCTGCATGAAATGCTGCTCCCGGTATCTCACCGGGGACTACGCTTTCGCGAGCCGTCGACGAAGGAATGGCTCAATATCCAGAGCCTGGCGCGCAAGCGTGCGAAGGGCGATGATTCCGCGGTTGCGGTTTCAGGGTCAATCGAAGGCGCAGCGTCGCTCATTGACAGCTACACCGAGCCGCTCAAGCCCGTGTTCGTTCAGGCCAATGACGCCGACGGCAAAGAAGTAGAAACCGGCATTATCGACGTTGACGCCACGCTTGACGCGGTGTCGCCGGGAGCGTGGCGCAAGACGGGCTACCTCGAGTTGATCACGGACGGCCCCGGCCACTTGCTGTCAGTCCTCGACAAGCCGCACGACTTCGGCGCCGTCGACAGGGAGATTGCCAGGAAGCTCGTCGGTGATTCAAGCCCTTTGCAGGGAAAGACCAGGATGGTCTGCGTCGAAAAATAGCGCTCCTCATGCGCTACGGGCATCAGCCCTGGTCTGAAGTGGCGGCGATGCCGCTGCCGATAATGGAAGCGCTCTGTGGCGAGATCATGACCATCATCGAACTCGAGAACAAGTCAGGTCAGTCCCCGAGAGAGGCATAATGGGCGATACCGTCTACAGGGTGAAAACCGTCTACGACGTGGAGACGGGCGCCGCAGATGCCAGCGTGAAGCACCTCGGGGAGCACTTCTCCACGCTCGCGATGGGCATCAACCAGGCGCGGGAACTGATCGGCAGTTTCTATTCGGCGCTAAAGTCAGGCATCGGCGACATCATCCACATCGGCGCCGCGATGGAAGCGAACCGGATCGCGATGGCCGGCATGATCCAGGCCGGCGGATTCGGTGGCATCAGGGGAGATGCCGAGGGTTTTGAAGACGCCATGCGCGCATCAGAAGCCATGATGCACAAGATCCACGCCGACGCCAAGGGGCTGCCTGGAACGGCGGAACAACTACGCAGCATCTTTCAGCAAGCCATCCCGGCGAGCATGACGACCGGGATGAGCCTCGGGCAAACCGAGCAGATGGCCGCAAAAGCAATGGCCGTCGGAAACGCATTTGGAATGCAGGCCGACACCATCGGCCACAGCCTGGCGATGATGCTGCAGGGGCACGCGCGAAGCATTGACCCTCTGTTTAGAAACCTCGCCGGCTACATGAAGGGCGGGCAAGAGGGCTTCAACAAGATGACCGCGCCAGAACGGGCGCGAGCGCTGCTTGATGCATTCGCCAAGTTTCAGCCGATGATCGACAAGTACGGAGAATCTTGGAACGCCGTCGCAACCACCGTCGAGATGTACGGCGAGGAAGTGGAAAAAGCATTCTCCAAGCCGGTCACAAACGTCTTCAAGAGCGTTCTCGTCGACATCTCGAAATGGTACGAGAAGCACGAGGAGGAGGTCCAGCAGCTCGCAAGGGACATCGGCGAGACGCTTGCTGGCGCGATCGGCAAGGCGTGGGACGCAGCAAAGGGGCTCGGCGGAGCGCTGGCGTCGGTCAACTGGGGCAGTGTTGCAACGCTTGCCACAATGGCGGGAGGGGCGATCCTGTTCTGCGTTGGCGCAATGAACGCCGGCAAGATTGGCGCCGCGCTCTTTGCGGTAGAATCTAAGCTGCTTGCAGAAGCGCAGCTATTCTTGACGGGGGCGTTTTCGGCGACGGGGCTGGCTATCATGGGCGTCGTCACGGCGGTTGTTCTCGCGATTGGATACATCGACGAGCTAAGAGAGTCGATGGAGTCCATGTTCGAGGGCAACGAAACCATGTTTTGGATGCTCAAGAAAGCCGGCGTTGTCCCCGAAAACGTGACGTTCGAGCAGTACAAAGCAGGAATGGACGAGAGCCGCGATCGTGAGTACGGCATCAAGGGGAAATTCGGCGCACGCCAAGAGGCAGGCCGAAACGATCTCATGTCGAGGCTGCAAGACAACCTCGGGATAAATCTTGGGCTCAAGGTATCCGGGGACAAGTCCAAAGAAGATCCGACGGTCAAGAAGATCCTCGAGGGCAAGGGCATATCGGTCAAACCGACGACGAACATCGGCAGCGTGAATATCCATCAGACGGTGAACGCCGCCGAAGACCCCGACCGCGTGTTCATAGATATGAAGCGAGCGATCGAGGCGGGCATCCATCATCCGACGGAAAGCCCGACCTCGCTCGGAGCGGTCATTCGTAGCTAGCAGTTACCCGAAACGCACGCGAGGGGGCTTCATGGCATCAACCGCCCTGCGCTACTGCCCCCGGGCAATGGTGAGCCTTACAGCCGCAGTTGAGGGAAGCGATCAGCTCGTCACAACGAAAGTTGTGCCCTCGTCGGTCAACGTAACGCGCAAGCCACACACGCACGCCGACGAGGCGCGCGTAGAGGTGCTGGGCTCGGCGCTGCCATTTGACCCGCGCCAAATTGAATCGCTGGCGATGGTCATATGGCTTGGCGATGTCGCTGGGATCAATGACGACGTTAGCCTGTCTGAAAATAACATCAGGTTTGCATCCTACGTCGACACCGACGAAGACGAGCGGAGCGACAAGGGGCCGCGCGTCGAGCTCGTGGCCCGCGATATGTCGGGAGTGCTGCGCGACGCCAAGAAGTGGGACGCCAAGGCAGCACCTCGATACTCTGACACGCTCGAGTCGGCAATCTCAAAGATTTTGATGGAAGTGCCCGGCGCGGAACAACTGGAAATCGATCTCCCGTCAGATCTCCAAGGGGTCACGCTCGGAAAAGCCGCGAACAAGAAGACGGCAACCGGCCCGATCCCGCTCCCCAAGGCGCAGTGCTCTGCCTGGGAAGCAATCGAGGCAGCGGCGGGGATCATTGGACTTCTCGTCGACGTAGACATGGATACGATCCGCCTGCGCACGCCGGCGTCAGTATTTGGCGACACGTCGAATCCTGAAAGCACAAAGCCGGCCTATTCCTTCGTGTTTGGGACGGAAAAGGGAAACCTGCTCAGTGTTCGCCGACGCAAACGGTTCCTTTCGGTGCGAAAGGGCGTCAGGGTGGTTAGCTTCGATCCTGATTCGCGCTCCATCTTGGAGCAGGACTGGCCGCCAGACGGCGCGCTACCGCCCCGCAAGCGCCCACCCATCCACAAGCGCACAAAGAAGCCGAGCAAGACCGCGCCAAAGGCAATAGCGCCGCCCGAGAGAGACATATTTCGCGTTCCTGGGCTGCACACCAAAGACGCAGCGCTTACCGTTGCCAAGCGCATCTGGACCGAGCGAGCCAAGCAGGAAATCGAGGGAGAGATTGTCACCCCGCTATGGGACGCCGACTTGCTCAACCTCAAGAACGGCGATCGCATCATCATCAAGATCGCGCCGGACATCGAAGCCGAACTGCAGCGGACGAACGACGACGAAAAGAAGATCCGGTTCCTGCAGTCACGCCTGATGATTGAACGGGAAGCGGCGCGGGTGCTGATTCGCGCATCACAGCACCGGCCGTCGGACCTGTTCTACGTCAAGCAGGTTCATTTTTCATGGCGCGCGGACGGTGCGCCGTCGGTGTCAATCAACTTCCTCAACCTGATTGTGCTCTGATGGCGATGCGCGACGTACTCACTGGCGGCAATGTTCGCCAGCTCGCCGGCATCGAAGACGAGGGTGGTTGTCGAGTCGGCGTTATCGCTCATCCCGATGGAGCAAGCCCCGTCGAGATCGATAGCAAGAGCCGCGATATATGGGTGTGGGCCAAGGATCACTACACGGGCCAGTTTTACCGCGGGCGCCTGTTCCTGGCCTGTAATGCACTGCTGCGCCTACCCGGCAAGGGTGAGAGCTGCATGATACTGCGCCCGGCACACTGCGGCACGAACGGTGAACCGTACATCCTCTGGGGAGACTTGACGACCATCCCCGGTTGGCTCGACGCCAACAACGCAGGGATTTCAACCAAGGAATCCCTGCACCTCAACTCTACCGACGGTGATGTGATTTTAAAAGAAGGAAGCCGCAACGTTGCGCGCGAGAAAGACGATCTCGACGTTGGGACGCTGCAGGCGATGGATGGCATGGGGTTACCTGTGACATTCACCTACGTTCCCTCGACGGCAACCGGGCCGGGGGCGCCGTCAATCGGCGCATCGGTGCAACTCGCCGGCATTGTCAAGGCCGGAACCGGCAACCCGCACATCAAGGGCTAAACCAACCATGGATGAAATCCTAGAGCCGTTCATCATCGAAGAGATTGGCGTTGCCAATCCCGTCAGGGTGTTGCTGGCGGACGAGGATCTACCATTTGGTCGAGCCCGCGACTTCGCGGCGTTTGAGTCAGGCGGCGAGATCAGGCTCGGCAACGACGACGGCGTAAGGCTCCCCGGCGGACGCGTTGTATTCCATGTCATGTATGCCAAGGAGCGCCCGCTTATCCTGAAGGGTGCGTTTCGTGACTCGCTGCTCGGCAGCGACGGACACGCCAGAAGGTATCGGGACAATGTAGACCTCATCCGCAAGCGCGCGAACCTTGTTAGGGTGACGTGGGCGAGCGAGTCGAGAACCGGGCTATTGCAGGATGCGAAGTTTGGTGAAGAGGACGAGCACAACATCACCTATGAGCTGAAGTTCATCATCAGTGACGGTGCGGGAACATCGCCTCCGGCCAGTGATGAAATGTCGTTGCCTGATGTCAGCCCGCTAGCGCTCATAGCCCAAATGATTGCTGACTTCGCCATGATCAAGGCGATCGATGTATCCGTCGCCGTGGCGTCGCAAGTTGCGCTCACAGTGAAGGCGCTCGAGTACGCCTGCGAACAGCGAATGAACGACACGGCAACCTATGTCGCGTCGCTTGACGCTCCGCAGGATACGTCGCAGGCGGCACTGCGCGAGGCGGCGCAGCGGTGCCAATCTTCGGCGAGCCAAGCGCAGACGTCGATTGCGGCGCTCTCGACATACATTTCGGGGCTAACACTCGCAACGGCCATTTCATCTCCGTCGCCAAGCGCCGATGACGCGATCGCGTTTGCCACGTACCAGAACACGTCAAGGACAACGTGCGATTCCGCACTTGATACGTTTCGCGTTATTTCAATCAAGGCGGCAACGCTCGCCGGAACATCTACGCGGCTCTATCAGATCCAGACAGGCGACACGCTCGAATCAATTGCACAATCACAGCTCGGCTCGCGCGGCCGTGCCAGTGAAATCATGCTTCCCGGCCCTGCTCCCGTCGCGGGTTCGTGGATCGGCATACCGGGGGCATAATGGCGATCATTGCAACCACGTCTCGCTCGCCCTGGCGAGTGCAGATTGTGCTGTCAACCGTGCCATCGGAATCGGCGGGCGATTATACGATGTCGCGCGGGGATGGCGGGTCGTGCACCATCACCGTTCTTGCAGCGTGGCGGCTGCCGGGTGCCGGGTATTCCGTGGAGCTCGCGCTCTCGGCGGCGATGGTCGACGGCGCGCCCTACGTGATAGCGGTATCAGGCGCTGGCAGTGCCGAAGTGGGATACCGCGCGCCCATGCAGCCGGGCGGCGAGTCGGGAATAGTGAGCGACCCGGAGGCCGCAGCTTATGGAATCGATCTCGCGTGGATCTCTGGTGCGCTTGATAGCCGAAACGACATACCGCGGCGCTCGGGCATTGCGTGTTTGAAACACGACTTGCCGGCGGCATCGGCAACGCAGCCCGGTGAGCTCATCCACAAGCCCGACGAGGGCGGCGGGCTCTATGGAGCGACGAATCAAGCAAGCTCTGACCTCTCCCGGCTCGTCGATACAAATCGGCGTCAGTGGCAGAGTGATCCGCGCATTGCACAAAGCGGCGTCGCCATCTCGGCTACCGCCAACACCGACGGGACTGTTGACATTCGCGGCGCCATCACGCCGATAGCAACCGGGAAATCAATCGAAATTCAAACCGGCAGCCAAGGGTAAATATGAGCGATTTGCTACCTACGCCGTCCGAACTTGTCGGAATCGGTGAAGCCGCTTTCCTGTCAAAACTTCCACTTGCCGACACCAACACGGGCAGCGATATTGACACTGCGCTGTCGGTCATGTCTTCGCTCGAGGCGCGAAATGCGAGACACATCGCATACCGCGCAAGCGCTCGCTCGCGCTCATCGGCGACAGGAACCGATCTTGACGTGCTGGCGTCCGATCTCTACTACACCGCCCGCCTGGCGGGAGAAGTGGCAACCGGCACGCTTCACCTGTCTCGCTCTGGCACTGGCGCAACATCAATTCCGAAGGGCTCGAGGTTTAGCGTTCCGCAATCGGGCGGCCAAGCATCGATCGTGTTCATCGCCTCGTCTACCGTCTCGGTCGCCGGCGGCGCGACAACGAAAAATGTGGCGATTGAAGCGACGGCAGAAGGCACCGACGGAAACGTGGACCTGGCGCTCATCACGGAAATCACCGATCCCCTGCCTGATGATACGTGGGTCATCGTTCCGCCATCGGCCTCGACCGAGGCAACTGCTGGAGGGTCTAACGAAGAAACCGACGACGAACTGCGCCAGCGACTATCGCAAGGCGCGCCCGATGATACACGCGTCAGGGGCACCGTGCGCGCGGTACTGGTTGGCATTCTGGCCGTTCCCGGCGTTGCCTATGCGACCGTGCTCGAGCCCCTTGATGGCACGCTCAAGGCGTTTGTTGGCGATGCCAGCTACAACTTGAGCGCCCCGCTCAAGGCAGCGGTGCTAACCGCCGTCGACGCCTGGCGCTGCGGAGGCGTCCCCGTTGACGTGTATCCTTACGCACCGTCGACGATATCGATCGAGCTCACCATCTACATGAATCAGCTCGCGGCCAACTACGACACGGCGACAATCATCGCCAACGCGACGACGAACGTGATCAACTACTTCAAGGCCGCTCGGGGCGACGAGTATATCCTCGAGGCCATTGCATCGGCCGCAAAGCAGGGAATCGCAGACGTTCAAGGCGTCGAGGTGACATCGCCTGCCACTGATCAGCCGCGCCACGCGGCGACCTACTACGCAAGCCAAACGTCCATCCCGCGCTACTCCACCGACGCCGGACACATATCAATCACCGTCGCCGATCCGCAGTCTGCCTAAGTACGTCCCTCGAGGTTGCCATGACAACGCCGACCATCGTCGACGGCAGCGAGCCGCCTGCGCCAAGTCTTGACGCTCTGCTTGCTCTCTTGCCGCAGTGGGCAGCCGATGGAGACGCCGATCTCCGCGATGCGCTGCTCTACGCCTGGGGAGAGATGGCGAATGCCCTCGCTACTGGGACGACTTATTTTCTTGGGGCTCAACAAACGCCAAGGTGGGCGTCGGGAGCTTGGCTTGATTGGTGGGGGGCTATCCTCAAGCGCCCGCGCATCGCAAGCAGTGGAACAAGCGAATCAGACGACGATTACCGCGCCCGTCTCCTTGGGCCGATTGACCTCATCTCGCCAGTTGCCGTCAAGGCGGCGATTGAAGCTCTCTTCGCCGCAGGTTCACCTGCTCATTGGCGCTACGTCGAGCCGGCAGAAGATGCTGTCTTCCTTGCCCCAACCGCATCGCCACCGACGTGGGCGGCGTGGATGCAGCCAGACGCCAACACCACGGAAAACATCAGCGTCACGCAATCCCACAAGCGGCTGCTCGCGTATTACCCGGATCAGCCTGCCGCAATCGGAGCCTATTTCACGTCAGGTGTGAGGCGCGCCGAGTTCTGGATTATCGGCGACGGGACCGAATCAGACCTCGTGTTTGATCAGGTTGTTGCCGAGGTCGAGGCCAAGCGAGGCGGCGGCGTGGTGTGGATGTTCTTCGACGATTCACTACTCCCGACGGCAGTTTGAGAGGCTAACCAATGTCAGGAACAAGGGCAATTTGTAACGATGGGCAGGAATTTACCACGACCGACATCCAGGCCATCTCTGACGCTGCCGGCAGGGCCGATGACTTGGCACTGGCCGCGCTGCTCGACGTGCCAGCGAGCGCAAAGCGCATTTTGCCGTTTGCAAGCCCCCTCGTGATCCCCTCGACAGCGGGGAAGGCCAAGGTTCAGCCGTGCCTGATCTGCGTCGGAACCTCGACGCTTGGAGTGTTTGCCCTCTCGGGCTTGATAACCGGAGGCGGCACCGACTCGCCCACGTTCGCGGCAAATAGTAGCGGCTCGACGAGAATCGACCGGCTTTATGCGACTCTGACGAGAACTCCCGCAACCGCAAGCCGCAGGATCAAGAGCGTTACCGACGGTGGAAGAACAACGCAGACAGTGAACGTGTATGATTCGGTTACGCCAACGCTGCATGTGGCGGCAGGCACGCCCGGCGGCGCAGCTCCTGCGCTTCCCGCTGATACGGCGACCTCGTTCAACGTGTCCATTGCGCTCGTGACGTTGCTCGACGGATGGGCCACTTCGGAGATTCTGAACGCTGTCAGTGGTAACGGGAGCATCGCGCAAGCGTGGGACGAGGCGTTGCCGCGTAGCCAGCGGTTCTATGGTGGATGCTTTGGCGACGGCAGCGATGGCGACGTGATCATCTCGACCACGGTCCCCCTTGCGCGCCCGATGATGTACAACAACTTGACCATCGTTCCCGGCGGCTTGCTGAAGACGGCAGGTTGGCCGGTCTACGTCAAAAACACGCTCACCATTACTGCGAGCGCCGCCAACCAGGGGATCAGCTGCGACAGCGGCGATCACGAAGTTGCACGAACCGGCTATGGCGAAACGTGTATGGCTGGCGAATTTGGCGGCGGCGGGCTTGGGCAGACGGGGGATGTTGGCTTAGATGGCTACGGACTCGCCGTTTCGCTGGGCGGTGCGGGCGGTGCGGGCGGCAATGCACATCTAGCGGGTGGCGGCGGGAAGTCTGGCGGTGCGGGTGGAGCGGTAACCGCTCCGGACGCCACGTGTGGTTCGATCCGAGAAATTGTTTCATGGCGCGGCCACATACTTGGGATGGCGGGCAATGTTAGCCACTTTACGGCGGTCCAGGGCGGTGGTGGCGGTGGTGGTGGTGGTGGTAGCGCGGGCAACGCGGGGGCGAACGGGGGGCATGGTGGCGGGCTGCTTTGGATCGCAGTTCGGCGATTGGTAATCTATCATGCGGATCGTATCATCGCGGGTGGCGCGGCGGGAGCATCTGCGGTTGCAAGTTCGGGCACGGGTGGCGGCGGCGGTGGAGGAGGAGGCGTGCTCGTGCTGGTCTACGGCTCGAAGAGCGACGGCGCGGGCGGCATCCCAACCTTCAGCGCTGCAGTCAATGCTGCAGGCGGGCCTGGTGGCGCGGGTGACAGTGCAACCGCCGATGTCGGCGATCCCGGAGCTGCCGGTTCCAACGGCACAGTGATCGAGTTCGCGGTCTAGTCATGCGCCGAATCGTTCTCGCGCTTGCGTTACTGGCCTATTCGGCGCCAGCGCACGCTGATTGTGTCTCTTTCCTCGAGACGGCGATCTATACCGCGCTCGGAGCCGACACGACTCTGTATCCCTCGGGCATCCCGTCGGGTGTGCAGTCTAACGTGCGCCAGGTTGCACATGATTGGGCAACTGCCATCTGCGCAACGATGACCAACCCTGACGCCGGTGCTCCACTTGGGCCACAAGGGCCAACCGGCCCAACCGGGGCCAATGGCGAGGAAGGTCCCACCGGCCCCTGCTGCTACGCCTGCTACCAAAACGGCCATGCCTGCGAACACACCTCCGACTGCTGCGGCGACTCGGTATGCTCGGGCGGGCACTGCACACCGGGCGTAACCTGCGGAATTGAGCCAGCGGGAGTTAACTGCCCCGACGGCGGTTTCTACTGCACGTTCGGCGGCGATACCTACTACGGCTGCAACGGCGCACCTGGCCGCGATGGCACCAACGGCACTAACGGTATAATCGGCCCCACTGGCCCCACAGGCCCCACCGGCCCCACGGGCTCACCCGCTTGCGTGATCCCTAACGGAGCATGCACCGTCGATGCTGATTGCTGCTCTGATAGATGTACCAGCGATCACGTCTGCGGTCGCTGTCAGGTAACCGGCGAGTCGTGCACGACCGACGTGCAATGCTGCTCGGGCTACTGCGCATCGTCGGTGTGTACGCAGCCGTTCGCGGCTACAGGCGCAACGGGCTCGGTCTACATCTTCAGCCCTGGCGCCTTATGGGCGATGCGCCCACTGACCCTCGACGATGTTGGCGCGGCGTTCGCTATCAGCACGTTCAACGTCGGATCGCCACAGTTCGAGGCTGGCTCGACGTACACCAACCCGACCTTCACGGCCTCTTACACCTCGACGCCGACGAGCGCAACGGTAACCGATGGCCTCGGCGGCAGCGTCGGCATGACTGCGCCTGCGTACACGAGCGGGACGCTAACCGCGACCTACACGCCGACGGGGGCACCTTGGACTGCGGTGACGTGGACTCTCACAGCCGTCGGTGCGACAACCAAAACGACATCATCGACGGCCTATTGGCTATGGCGTGATTACTGGGACACGTCCAGTCTAGACGGGTGGAGTTGTACGAGCGCCGAGATCCAGACGCTTACTCACAGCCAGCTTGCTTCCCGTCGGCAAGACGTGAGCGGTAAAAGCTTCACTCCCCCGAATCAATATGTGCTGTTTGCGTGGCCCGTAGATGACGCGATCGAGAATGATTTCTGTGTCGGGCCGATTTGCGGCGGCTGGGAAAAGCTCTGCACGGCGACGAGCGTAACGCGCAACGGAGCCACGACCACTTACGACGTGTGGAAGACGCGCAACCTACAAAATAGCTCGCTCACGATCACGGTGAACTAATGCGACGCACAACGGCATTCACGATCATTGTTCTCGCCTTCAGCGCGTCGTTCGCATTTGGTGACCATATCGGATTTATCGACCGACTCGTGAAGACGGGCACGGGCTATTTTCTCGTCGATGACAACGACATTGCGGGAGGCTATCGCGTAGTCCCCGACGCGGGCGCGCTCACTGCAACGGACACGTCGGAACTCAAGGTTGGGATGCTCGCCTACAAGCAGAGCGACAGCAAGACCTACCGACTCACCTCTACCGGACCTGCCGTCTGGACCGAGTGTACGCACTTCTGCGGCGGCTGTCTTTTGTACGGCGAGACGTGCGGCTCCGACGCCGCTTGCTGCTCGGGGCGATGCGACGGAACGTGCTTGCAGTCACCAACCGGGCCAACCGGGCCGACGGGCGCGAGCATAACCGGACCAACGGGGGCAACAGGTAAGACCGGACCGACGGGGCCAACGGGTGCCAATGGCACGAATGGCACGAACGGAACGAACGGAACCAACGGAGCAACGGGACCGACAGGTGCCACTGGCCCAACGGGCACGGCTCCGTGCCTGAATTACGGCGCAGTCTGCGCTGGCAACTCCTCGTGTTGCTCCTACCGATGCGATGGCACATGCCTCGCGCCTACTCCGGGTGCGACGGGACCAACCGGGGCTAACGGCGCAACGGGAGCTAACGGGCAAGGATCTTTCACAACAGTTGGTGCGAATTTCACGCAGCCTGCTCTATGGACTCCCGAGGGTGGCGCGGCGGTAACTGTGACGTTTGGCAACTGCACTTGGATGAGCGGTGGACAAACGATCTACATCTGCGACGGTAGCGGGGGCGGCGGTTATTACCGCGTGCTCACGGCCTGCTCGGCGGGTACAGCCAGCATCGGATTGTTAGGATACTCGGGCATTGGTTGTTACACTACGACCGGAGGCACCGTGACTGCGGCTGGATCGTCGGTGTCGGCGGCGGGTGTCAGGGGCGCAGCGGGCACGAACGGAGCAACTGGGCCTACCGGGCCGACGGGCACTAATGGCACTAACGGCACTAACGGCACGAATGGAACCAACGGCGTTACAGGGCCAACAGGGCCGACCGGGGCGGTGAGCGGGAGCGGGACGGCGGGGCGTCTATCAAAATTCACAGCATCGACCACTCTCGGAAATTCGGTCGTGACTGAGTTGAGTGGTAGAGTCGGAGTGGGGACGACATCTCCGACGACGACAACGTGGCAGGTCAACGGCACCTATCACAGCGCAACGGGCACGGGGGCACAGGGGCTTATGTCGTTGACGGATGGCAGCAACACGCACGGCTTACTTGACGTTGGCATCGACGCCACGGGGACGTATTACTCGTGGCTACAGTCTCGCGCCGACAATGTCTCGACGGGGAGTAATCTGTGTCTCAACCCAATCGGCGGCAACGTCGGTATCGGGACGACGGCGCCGGCATCTACTCTTGCCGTAGGTGGCAACATAAGAGCTTCCGGTGGGGGTACCGATGTGGTGAATTACTACATGGAGCTGGTCAATACTGTCGTCGGGGAAGGAGATGTTGATTTCCGGCTCAATCTACACAACATCGCTCAAGACTGGACGCCTCTCTATTTCGACACCACGACGGAAAAAATCGGTATCGGGACGGTTACACCAGCAGAGGCGGTTGAACTGAATGGTAATTTGGCGTTTACTCATACGGCTAACAGGAGCATATACGTCAGGCAGTCAGTATTGGGAACGGGAAATGATCTGTCGATTGCGGCAGGCAAGGGATACGGAACTGGGAACAACGCTGGCGGCATCTTGCATCTCAATGGTGGAGACAAATCAAACGACTCGAGCGACGGTGCTATCAAGATCGCGGATGCAAACAATGCCATTACATATATCGGACGGACCAACTCGGTACAAATAGGTGCGGCCGGAACTATTTATGCGCCGGGGGTGGGGACCGGATCGGAGAATGCGTATGCGTGTTTTCAGACCACCAGCACTCCCGCCAATAGACTGACATACAAAACATCCGCATGCTCGACGAGCGATCCGCGATTAAAAAAAGATCCGCGATTCCTGGCAAACGAAGTGGACATTCTTGGCGTTCTGCCCACGATGAGCGGAAGAACCTTCATCCATCTTCGTGACGATACGACGACGGCAAAGCGGCGAATGGGTCTATTCGCTGACGAAGTTCGAAATGTTTTGCCCTGGGCTGTATTTGACGAGGGGGGAACGGACCACATTCTCTCAATCGACTATCCGGTGATGGCCGGATACTTCATTGAGGTAGAAAAAGCGCTGTTGAGGAAGATCGAGAAACAGCAATCACAGATCGACGATCTCAATACACGGCTTGAACGCCTGGAGAATGGCAGTTCCTCCACGACATCAAAGCCGGTTGATGCCGGCACAGTGGCGGGCTCGGTGATTGGACTGGGGATGGCAGCAGGGTGGCTTGTCAGCAAGAGAAAGAGAGCGAACTACTCCAAAAGGAATCCCAGGTAGATTTGTCCATCCGTTGCCGGTGAAGTGACTATATAATCGGCAACAACTCCATTCCCGTTGAGCGATACTGCCCACCCTCTCCCGGCCGATGCGGGCGCGGGGATCGTTGTGTCGCCGGAATGAATCGTTGACGGTGCCCCAACAGAAGGACCATCGGTGCCGTCGAAGGACGTTACGATAATATCCACGTTGCCGGTGTTGGTAATGGATGGCTGGTTGTTGCCGACAAGATAAAGATACCAGTTTGCGTTGTGATTGTGCGGCGTACTCAAATCCACCGTCCCATTCACCGTGCTAACGGTAAACGCCATAACCCGCGCAAACACCCGCACGGTAGCCTGTGCCGACACAGCGACGGCATCTCCGCTATCGTCGACGGTAGAGCCCGAGACGGTAAGCACCGCCTCGTTGACTCCCATCGGCAGTAGCGGCGCATAGCCAACGCCTTCGAGGGCCAGACCGTGAACTACGCCGACGCTCACGAGCGGCGTGATGCTCTGTTTGCCGACGATATCGAGGACACTTATCGACGAAGGGGAGACGATAAACGCGGCGTTGCTCGACGTGATAGCAACGTCGGTGATCGCGTGACCTCCGCTGTTTTGGAGCAGCAGGAAGAACTCGTGGCTGCCCTTCAGTTCGCCGAAGTCGAAGGCGATCGCAGCGGTGCCCGCATCAACGGGATCGTCGCTCGGAGACAGGCTGGCAGCCGATAGCGATGATGCGCCAGCGGTGCCTAGCTGCGAGAGGGCGAAGCGGCCTGGGCCTGTGCCCGGTGTGGTGCCGGGGTTGCCCGCGTCGGCGTTGGTGCCGGGGTTAGCGGGTGATGGGTTACAGCCAAGAAAAGCGAGACAGGTCAACAGGCGATAGACTCGGTTCATGATGTTTTCCCTTTCGTTTGAGGTTTCTTGCGCTCGACATCGAGGATTCGTCGGATGACCTCCGAGACGGAGATGCCGTCCTCTTCTGCCAACTCGCGCAACCATGCGTCAAGTGGGTCTGAAATGGTGATCATGCGTTTCTTGGTCATGTCTACAGCATATCCATCGTACGTCAATTTGTCAAGAAAGGTTTCATGATGGCAACCACATCAGGCGGTAATCACTCCGGCGAGTTTGTAGTCCACGTCGATGAGCCGGATACGCACGCTCAATCTGCCGAGCGGCAAGAGCGGGCATCGGACGAGCGCAAGGAACAGAGCGACAGTATCTTGGCGCAGGGGAAGACGGTCAAATGGTGGGTGTTAGGGATCGCCCTTATCGGCGGGGGCGGCTTCTCGGTAGCGATGTACCTCAACTGCTACGCCAAGCAGTCAGAACTCGACAAGGTTTCGGCCAAGGTCGATGCACAGGAGAGAGCCACCACCATCTCCGAAGTGTCGCAGCGAGGCATGAACGTCAGGCTCGACAAAGTTGATGTCAGGTTCGACAAGCTCGACGGAAAATTCGACAAACTTGACGGCAAACTTGACGACCTGAACTTGATGCTCACGCGCATCAGCACGGCGGTAGGTGCTCCGCGCCATGCGTCGCTGCGCGCGCCAAGAAAGGACACAGACCTATGAGCCACCTACTGACATTGCTTTGGGCATTCATCGTCGCGCACCAAGAGCAGCTTATCGAAGCTGCCGCGACCATCATCGGCAGCACCATCGTTACCGCGATGACCAAGTATCCGAACCTTCGTGGTCCGGTTGGAGTCGCGATGCGCATCATCGACGCGCTCTCGGTGGTAGTCCACAAAGATTCTCCCGACACTGGCACGTTCAAGGGCCTCGTCGGCAAGTTGCTCAACCGGCTGTCGCTGCCGGGCTTCCTCTCGCCGCTGCCAGTGGTGAACGGCGTGAACAAACCCCTCGGCGTGCCTGCCACACCTGATGTGCCCAAGGTGCCAGTGATGATGCTGCTCGTCGCCGGATTGGCGCTCTCCTCGCTCGCGTGTGTCCCGTCGTCTATCACTGCGGCGCGCAAGTCGATCGCAATCGCCGACCAAGTGCAGACTTCGAGTATCAAGAGTTTCGAGCTTTGGGATCTGGCTCATCAGAAGACGCTCACGCCTGCCGAGCGCACCGACTACCGCGCCAGGCGTGAGCCCGTGATCGCCGCGTTCGAGGCGTTGGCAGCCGCGAGCCAGGCAGCCAAGCAGGCCACCGACGCAGCAGCTTCGAAGGTCCAGACCGGGAAGGTTGACCTCGCGCCAGTGCTATCTGCCATCATCTACGCCGCGAGGGCGCTTCGAGACGCTGCGGCGGCGATAGGGTACACGATTCCCGGATTGAGCACGTTGATAGGGGTGACGCCATGACGCCGATCCAGATCGCGCAACTCGTCTTCGCTATCGTCGGCGAGGCGGTATCGCTCGGCCAACTCATCATCAGCGCTGCGACCTCCGATGCTGCCGGGGCAGAGGCTGCCTTGGTAGCTGCCGATCTCGCGCTCAAGACGGCGATCGACGGTCTGCGCCCCGTGCTCGCGGCCAATGACGCCGCCGTGGACGCCGCCGGGTGACGCCGTGGCGTGCAAACGCAGGTATCACGACGCCGACGATCTGCCGTCTGAAGTGCTACTCGATATTATCGACGAGCAGGAACGCAGACAGCGACGCATCGAGACGTGGATCAGCGTGGGGGCGGTAGTCATATTGCTGGCCCTCGTCATCGTGTGGGCAATGGCGGTGAGAAAATGACACCTCCGCACGGACTGTCCGAGATCATCGCGTACTACGGCGACATCTCCATCGACGCTGCGAGCGAGCAGGTTATCACTCCTCCGCATTGGGAGAGCTGGAACATTGTTGTCGTTGACGACCTCCCCGGCTGGCCTCATAGGCTGCGGCTCAACGGCAAGGTGTTAGAACCCCTGCGCCTGGCGCTCGGGCGCTGCATAGACCTACACGATGGCTATGTGATTCACGCGCTCGGGTGCTTCTGCCCAAGGTACAAGCGGGGGAACAGTGGAGAGATCAGCGTCCATAGTTGGGCGGCGGCAGTAGACATCAATGCCGACACCAACCCGCGCGGATTCCCGATGGCCAAAGACATCCCAAACTCATGGGTGGATATTTTCGAGGGATGCGGCTTCACTTGGGGCGGCGACTTCCCGACGCCTGACCCGATGCACATGCAGTGGGCGAGCGGGTATTGATACGGAAGTGAGCTAAATATATCCAGTTGGGTATATCCGCGGCATAGGTGCTGCTACCCTAAAAGTAGCGCTCTAGCAATTACAAGCACTTACACGAAGCATCCTGCAGCGACCACTACGATCCACCGCTACGATATCGCCGAAGTCCGCGACCTTCCTGCTCCTTGATGTAGCTTTTAAGTCCCCTGCGTTTACCAGTTTCGCCACCCGGGGAATGCCTATTTTACCGTCGCTGATGCCTTATTTTTCGCGTCACCTCCGTTTTTGCATTTCGCGGCATTTTCCGCTACGTTTTGCCCCTGATCACTACGTTTTTGTACTACGCTGTTTTTCCTCCCCGTCGCTACCTCGACGCTGTTCACGGCAGCATGTAGGCGGGGCAGGTAGCTGTGTGCGTAGTGGCTCTCCATTGCCAACGTAATGTGCCCAAGAATATCCCTGATCTCGACTCCGCTCACACCGGCTGCGTGCAGCAGCGAGGCGTAGGAGTGCCGCAGATCATGGGGTCGCGTACCGTCTAGCCCGCATTCTTTGCATGCTGCCCGCCATGCCGTGTAATGGTGGCCGGCGATAAACACACGCCCGACCTTGCAGCGCGCAGCCACGGAGTGCAGAGCGGCCATCGCCGGGGCATTCAGCGGCACGGTACGCGAGCGCCGGGTTTTCGTGATCTGTCCGGGTAGGCTGATCGCCCGGGCTGCGAGATCAACCATCGCCCATGTGAGTTTCGCCAGTTCGCCGCCACGCATTCCGGTGTTAGCCATCAGTGCGAAATACGGCAGCGCTTCCCGTGCTCGCCCCTGGAGCTTCGCCAACTCGCCGAGAATGGCACCGATCTGCTTTGCTGTAAGTAGTCTCCACTTCGGCTCCCACCGCTGGATCGGGTTGCGGCAGGTTGGCACTCGCGGGATCACGCGCAGCACGTCATGTGCATATTTGAGGGCTTGGCGCAGGGTCGTCAATTCCTTGGAAACCGTTGATGCCGAAACCTTGGCGGCGCGCTCGGTCTTGTATCCTTCAAGCGCAGCCTCGTCGAGTAGTCTGATGTCACGACTCGCCCCGAAATGCGGGATGATATGCAGCTTGATGTGCTTGGTCAGCATCGTGACGGTGCCCAGGGACCGGCCATCTGCCTCTTTCCAAAGCAGGAACTTTGCGGCGAGCGTTGCGAGGGTGAACTTGCCCGCGTCGGTTACGCGGTGTGTTTCTGCGATGCGCGCCGCTTCGTTCCGCTCGACGAGCAGAGCTTCAGTCTTAGTGCGCTTTCTTGTGGAGAAAGCGACCATCCTTCCCGCGACGTAGATTTGCGCCCACCAATATGGGCTATCTTTTCGTCGGTAGAGTGACACTCGCTCGGCTCCTCAAGCGTGAACGCGGATAGCAGATCCGCGCCACGATACCACCGCTTGCGGCCAATGCGAAGTGAAGTGACGTGACGACGGAGCCATCGGGGGTCACGCTGGCGCAGCATGGCGAGTGCTTCGCGCTCCGGGTAGAGCACGGTGGCGGCGATGGGCTCGTGTCCCGCCCGCGCTGTCCCCAAAGGTGTCACCTACTACGCGCCTCCGGGGCTGCCTTCGCTGTCAATCTCGTCATAGACAATCTCGCCGGTAACCGAGTCTTCGACCCTGACGAGGTAAAAGCCCTCGCTGCCGCCTTCGTGGGATCGGCACCCCTGCGCCGCAATGAACACAATCAATCGTTAAATCATCTGTTAGAGTCATGGTGTCACCGTCTCCCGTCTCTCCTGCTCCCAGGCGCGATATCGCGCGAGCCAGGACGACAGCGCCGAATGAAGCTGCCGCGCGCCTTCTCGGTCAAAGAGCGCTTCGCAGCTTTCCTCCTCCTCGTCCTGTGCGCACACCCACAGCGCTGGCGCGTCTCGGTCGTTGTCTCGCTCGGCCTCGATGAGCACTATCGCGCCGCCGTTATCGTCTTCGATGCGTGCCATGACCGTGCCTTTCGGCAGCCCGCAAAGGTCTGGATCTACATCACCATGCAGGCTGTCTTCTGACTCGGCTACCGTTGCCGGCTTGACCTTGACCGTCATCGCGTGCTGCGACTCGGGGACTGACGACACCATCACGACTCCGGGCGCAAGGTAGGGGGCAAGCTCGTGCTGGATACTGCTCGGCACGTTGAGCGCTGTGATATTGCTTCCGTCGCTGCTGATGAGGATGATCATTTTCCACCTATCAGGCTGCGTATTCTTAGGGCCACGATGCCAATCGCGGTAACCGTTTTATCGTCGCCGTACAACGCTTCGCGCACCCCTTTCCACGTTCCCACCTGTTCGGCTGCGTAGATAAGGTACTTCTGAACCAGCATCTCCATCTCCTCGTCCACCGTCGGTGCTACCAGTTTGCCGGGGTCGGCGATATGGTCAACCACCGTGGATCTTTGGCTGTAATGCTCACAGCCCTCACATTCTCTTAAGTCAATCACTTCGCAGTTAATACATTCATCGCTCATTCCCCCTCCTCCTCCGTCGGTGGCTCCGGTGCGTCGAGGGCGCGCACCGCTTCGCACAGCGAGCAATCGCAGAGGGTGTGCCCTTGACTGCGGACATGGTTCCGCGCCGCATCTGCTACGGCGTCGAGCTTCGTCATGCGGGCGTACATCGACGCCTTGCCGTCCTCGTACCCGGCGATATGCGCCACCGTTAGATTCTCGTTTGCCGCGTCGCGTTCGGAGAGCAGCGCTAATGCGCTTTGGTTGTGCTCCTCGAATAGCCGCTCGGCCAGCTCGGCTCTGGCTAGCGCGGCGTCGCGCTCATTCGTCAGCCTGATCATGTCTTGGTCAGGCGTGCAGCTCATGCCCTTGGAGTTGAGGCGGGAGGCGGCGGCGTCGCGCTCTTCACGCAACACCTCTGCTTCGCCCTCAAATTGCGCGCACCTAGAGAGCCACTTGTCTCGCTCTTCAGTCAGTCCCTCCACCGCCGCAATCATCCTCACCACGATGCTGTTAGGGTGCGCGCCGTCGGCTACTCGGCGGGCCTCGGAGAGTATCGTTTGTATGTCGGTCATGGCTTAATCCCCAGCAACACCCTCTCCAACCTCACGACGGCTTTGAGAGCTTCCTTGGCCGTGCCTATGGCGTTGGCGCCGCCGCATCCCACGCCATCGCAGCTCTTCGTCGCGCGTAGTGCTTCGCGAATGTCAAGCGGCTCGTAGCAGCAGATGCACGGGCGCACCGGCATGGGAGCATCGAAGGTGTGACCGCATCGGCATGTGATGTTCATTCCGTCTCCTCTTTGCAAAGCGCCTCAAGGTCATGCAGCGGCAGCGTCGAGAGATTCTGACGCTCCTCGGGGGATAGCTGCTGCTCGGGGAGCAATGACCACGTTGCTGAAGGGTCGAATGATCCGCCGTGTCGCTGGATCTCGAACACCCACGCATCGAGGTTGTACTTGTCCCGCACGCGGATGAGGTCTTTAAACAGCGGAATGTCACACGCGAACGCTTTGACCTCCCACGTCTCGACTCGACTCGACTCGTAGAGCGCGACGTTGATCGCAGGAAAAAGACGCACCAGCCCTGCCGCTTCTATTTCCCAGGGGTACGGCTCGCCAAGGAAGATCACTAGGGCCTTGTCGCCATCGTCGGTGAGGCGCAGCCACGGGCTTGGCTTCGGCGTGTGCTTCGCGACCAGGTCTTCGGTGTGCTGCCAGTTATCCATGGTTGGGCTCCTTCCTAACCGCTGCCTCTACCCGCTCCCACGAGATAGCGGCGCGAACCTTCTCCGCATGGCGCTTCCGGGCGGCGTAGGCGGCGTAGGCGGCGTTGGCGGCGTAGGCGGCGTAGGCGGCGTTGTAGGCGGCGGCGTTGGCGGCGTTGGCGGCGTTGGCGGCGTTGGCGGCGTTGGCGGCGTAGGCGGCGGCGTAGGCGGCGTTGGTGGCGGCGGCGGCGGCGGCGGCGGCGTTGGCGGCGGCGGCGTTGGCGGCGGCGGCGGCCCTATCTTCCTCGCTCGCGTCGCCAAACGCGAAGCGACGAGACACCTCGATCACACCCTCACATATATCCCGCGTCTCCTCGTGCTCTGCGTCGATGAATCGCAGCGCATCTTCCGCAAAATCGCAGGCGAGCAACCGCCACTCCACATCGCTGACATCGGTCGGTAAATGCCCTAGTAGCCAAAGGAGCCAATCGGCTCGCTCGCAGGCGAACCACGCAGCGCGCAGCGTGGGGTATTTCTCGGCCCACGCGACCGCGTTGGAACAGGCGCCGAGTTTATTCAGAAGTTGGATGTGCTTTTTCATGGGCGTTTATCCTCGGGGAATTGGCGCACGCGCTTCGCAATAGCCTCTCTGGCTGGACCGTCTCCAAGTTCCCCACCTTCAGGGTGCGCGCCGATCTCGTGGCACAACCTGCGCGCCCATTCCTGCCATGCGATCCAGGCGCGGCGGTGCTGATCGGCGATGTGCCTCCACTCGGCGGCGGTTAGTGCATGGCTGTACTTGGGTTCGCTCATGACTGGGGCTCCGGCGCGTACACAACGAAAGCTCCACCGACAAAACCAATAGGCATACAGCCGAGCTGATAGAGCGAGATCATTGGCTCGCTCGGGTCTTCGTTTGCTGGCATCCCGCCGAGTACCCACCACGACCGGCGACGCATGACGCGATAAGGTTGCGTATACCACCACCACCGACGCCAGATGCCATAGAGAGCATCAGCAGCATCAGCAGCTCGTGCAGCAGCAGCATCAGCAGCAGCAGCATCAGCAGCTCGTGCAGCAGCAGCATCAGCATCAGCAGCAGCAGCAGCAGCAGCAGTAGTAGTAGCAGCATCAGCAGCAGCAGCAGCAGCAGCAGCAGCATCAGCAGCAGC